GACGAATGGCGCAGGCGGTATCTGGGCGGCAACGCCGCCGGCACGGACAACTGGTACGGCGGCTTCACGCGGGTCAACGAAAACGGCCCGGAGCGCATCTATCTGCCCTCCGGCTCGCGCATCCAGACGGCCAGCGAGACCCGCTACACCTCCGGCGACACCTACAACACCACCGTCTACGTCGACCACGTCGAAGACCTCGACACCATCCTCCGCATCGCCAAAAACGCGAGGATCACAGCCAGAATGGGGGCGAAGTAAATGGGCGTTTTAACGCTTTACGCAAACGACTCCGCAGTCATTGACTACAGCGCGCCGAACACGAACTATTACGGAGCCACAGAGACAGACGAATATGGGCGGCCCATGTACTTCACGTTCGCCCCGACCGCGGATCAGATAGCAGCGATCAGGTATCACAAGATCACGGCTGTCACGTTCTACCTGTACATGTCGTACAGATATAATGCGAGCAATGCGGGAGTCACGATCGCGATCCTGCACGAATCAATAGATCTGCAGAAGATCACGTACAACACTGAGCCTTTTGTCTACGGCGGATACAAAATCAGTGGCCCATTGAGCCTTGAACCAAGCGGATATTATAACAGGGCGGTGGAACTCAAAGCGTCGGAACTGAAGAATCTGCTGACGTATGGAGCAAAAGCAACCACGAGCGGGAAAACCGTGCAGACGGCAAAATCGTCGCACAAGCCGTATATCGAGATCACATACGAGGATACGACCGTAACGCCGGAACTCAACGCAAAGAGCGGCGTGGGCGTGCTGGCGTCGGAAATTGCGCAGACCATCGAATGGTATTATCACTGGGATAGCTATTCTGCCTATGATTTGCCGACCATTACCGCGCAGCAGTTCCGCTGGAGGGTAAAAAACTCCAGCACGGTCCATACGATCGATCTGGGCGCGAATGACACAAGCGTGACGATCGCTGCTGGCGAGTTTCCGGTTGGTGAAAATGAGTGGGCCGTGCAGGTGACGACCTCGTTGGGCGTGACCACACTATCCTCGTGGTACAGGTTTGAAGTAAAGAACCCAATCATTTCCGGGATGTCGCCGGGAGCTGGGGCCTATACGCCAAAGCACGCTGCAGGAGTCTTTTCGTGGGACGTTCAACAAGAAGCCTTATACTCGCCTGTATCCGTCGAGCAGAAAAGCGCGACACTCTACTGGCGGAAAACCGGCACAACGACCACACATAGCATTGCCATTTCCGGCTCGAAGAAGAGCTATACCATGCCGGCAGAGACGTTTTCCGACGAGTCCGTCGACTGGATGGTCACGGCGATCACCGCAGGTGATCTGACGGCAACGTCTGCCTGGGTGACGGTCTCAACGACCGAGGCCACGCCGTCCTGTAAGGCGATCTCCCCGGCGGGCATCGTCATCGACGCCACCATCGTCAACCGATTCAGCTGGCAGCACATCATTTCCACCGGCACGCCGCAGAGCAAGGCGGATCTGCAGTGGTCCGCCGACGGCACGACGTGGAACACGCTCACGACTGTCACGGGCGAGAATCAGTATTACGACGTGCCCGCGAACACCTTTACGAGCGGGACGAAATACTGGCGCGTGCGCACCTACAACACCGACGGCACGGCCTCGGCGTGGAGCGAAAAGGCCGAGTTTATCGCCATCAACGCCCCGTCGGCCCCGTCCATCGTGATCCAGTCCACCGGCCCGCGCCCGCGCATCACCTGGCAGACCTCCGAGCAGGAGGCCTATCAGCTGACGCTGTCCAGCGGATACGCATCCGGCACGGTCTACGGCACGGAAAAGACATGGCGCTCGCCGGTCTACCTCGCCGACGGCAGCTACACCGTCCGCGTCCGCGTGCAGAACAAGTACGGCATGTGGTCAGAGTGGTCTGCGGCCGCGCTGCCCATCTCGCACACCGAGGGCGAGGCCATCACCCTGACCGCCACCGCCGGCCATGAGGCCGCGCTGACCTGGCAGACCGCGGGCAGTTATGATTTTTACCTGATCGAGCGGAATGGAATCGCCATCGCCCGAACCGCGCAGAAGCAGTACATCGACCACACCAGCATCGGCTCCGTCACCTACCGCGTCCGCGGCTGCTACGACGAAAGCGATAACTACGGCGTGTCCAATTCGGATACCGTCGAGATCCTGCCCGAGACCAACATGATCTGCGACCTCGAGACCGGCGTCTGGCTCGAGATGCGCCTGTCCGAGACACAGTTGCGCACCAACCGCACCAGCTTCTCGGCCGGGGTCTCCACGGTCCATCTGGCGGGCCTTGCCTATCCCATCGAGGAGCGCAGCGAGCAGCGCGACCGCGCCCTGTCCGTCGCCTGCGCCTGGCCGCACGCGCAGCGGGCCGCCGCCCTCGCGCTCGAAGCCCTTGTAGGCCGCCTCGTCTGCCTTAAGGACCGCTACGGCAACATGGCCATCGGCTCTCTCCCGTCGCTCGAGAGCAACTGCGATGAGTTCATGCGCCGCTATTCCTTCACCATCTCGCACACGAACCGGGAGGAGGCGATCACCCTTGACCCGTGACGTCCGCTTCCGCGTCGACGTGCTCAGAAACGGCGCACCCATCACCCACCTCCAATGGGACACCGGCAGCGCCCCACAGATCATCGCCAGCCGCGACGCGACGATCCACACCAGCATCAAGGGCACCTTCCTCGTCAACGACGCGGTCGACTACCTCTCTGACGAGCTCCAGCCTGTCATGACCATCGACGGGCAGGAGACACCCCTTGGTATCTATCAGGCCGCGACCCCGAGCATCAAGGGAGCGGCCGGTCAGAAGCGCGTCGAGGTCGAGGCCTACGACCGCTGCTGGCGCGTCTACAGCAACCGCACCGAGACCATCCTGCACCTGTCCGCCGGTGCGTCCTATCTCACCGAGATCCGCAAGCTGCTCACCGCCTGCGGCGTCGCGCTCGTCATTGCGACGCCGTCGGACGCGACGCTGCAAACCGACCGCGAGGACTGGGATGTCGGCACGAGCTACCTGACCATCGTCAACGACCTGCTGGCCGAGATCAACTACAACAGCCTCTGGTTCGACGCCTCCGGCGTCGCCCGCCTGGAGCCCTATCAGGAGCCGAGCGCGCAGAACATCGACTGGTCCTACGGCACGACGGACCTCTTCCTTCCGGACCGGCATCCGGGGCCGAACTTCTCGGACGAAGAGGACATCTTCGACGCGCCGAACGTCTTCATCTGCGTCTGCTCCAACCCGGATCTGGAGCAGCCCATGGTTGCAACGGCCGTCAACGACAATCCGCAGTCGCGCAAGTCCACCTTCCGGCGGAACATGCGCATCGCCTCGCTCATCAAGGTCGACAACATCGCCTCGCAGGAGGAGCTGCAGGCCTACGCCGACCGCATGCGCAACGAGTCGCTCCTTTCCGCCCGGGCCATCACGTTTTACACGCTCAATGACCCCGGCCACGGCATCGGTGACGTCCTCGCGCTCACGCACGACGACATCGGCGGCATTTACCTCGAGACCGGCTGGCAGATGCAGCTGTCAGCCGGAAGCCTGATGACACACTCTGCAAAAAGGACGGTGATTGCGTAAATGGAAGGCGTAGACAGCCTGTACACCGAAGAACCCGAAGAGCAGCAGACCGAAGAACAGCAGCAGCCATTCCAGCTGGCCGTCATTGCGACGGTCGAGGAAGACGGCCTGACCCTCACGCCTGACGGCGCGGAGGAGCCGACCGAGAAGCATTTTAAATGCAACACCGGCATCAACTTCGCCGCCGGACAGCGCGTGGCCGTCCTCGAACTGTCCGGCAGCAAGGTCGTCATGTTCCCGATCGGCAACCCCGGCGCGGACGCGCCGGCGAAGATCCCGCCCGGCGGCACGGCCGGGCAGGTGCTAAAAAAATCGTCCGACAACGACTACGCGCTCACATGGGGCAGCATCACCGGCCTCCTGCCGACCGGAGGAACGAGCGGCCAGATCCTCAAAAAGTCAGGCAACGCCGACTACGCCGTCGAATGGGGCGACATCAACGGTGCTCTGCCTTCCGGCGGAACGACGGGCCAGGTGCTCAAAAAATCCAGCGCCACCGACTACGCCGTCACCTGGGGCAGCCCCGACGGCATCCTGCCGACCGGCGGCACCGATGGTCAGGTCCTGCTCAAAAACGGCGCGAGCAACTACGCCGCCAAGTGGGGCAGCATCACCGGCGCGCTCCCGACCGGCGGAACATCCGGTCAGGTGCTGAAAAAATCCGGCAACACCAACTACGCTTGCACGTGGGGCGACGTCGCCGGCACGCTTCCGAGCGGCGGCACCGACGGCCAGGTGCTCCTGAAAAACGGATCGACGAACTACGCCGCGAAGTGGGGCACGGTATCCGCCGCAGGACTCAAGAGCGGATACAATTCACTGGAGCTGAAAACAAAAACCCTGACGCCGTCCTCGAACGGCTTTGAGATAGGGACATCGAGCTATCCCGTGACAGTCAGGGGAGACGAAATCGTGCTGTATTACAATTCATACCGCTACTGCACCATTGCGTGCAACTCATCCGGGAAGCTGACCGTCAACGGCACAGCCATCAACTAAGGAGGGCAACATGAAATTATACGACATCGCGCTCGCGGCCAAGCCGCTGCAGAAGCTCATCGAACAGGACCTGCCGCTCCGGCAGGCCTATCAGCTCGCCATGCTGGCGACCAGGCTCAACCCAACACTCGAATTCTACGGAAACCAGCTCATGAGCGGGCGGCCGCAGGCGGAGCTGAACGAGCTGGACGCCGACACGCTCCCCGAGCTGCCGCACATCACGCTTCCGCTCGACCTCGATATCCGGCTTTCCGCCGGGGATATCAAGTGCCTTGAGCCGTTCGTGACCTTCGAAGGAGCTGATAACGCATGATCACCATCCACTGCTCCCGCGCGTGCGCGCATCTGGCGTCGCCGCCGGAGCTTTTGACGGCGGGCATGGCCAAGGCCGTGACGGTGCAGTTCGTCTTCTCGCCAGAGTGGGACGGGCTGACGAAGACCGCCGTCTTCTCGAACGGCAAGACCACCGTCGACGTTCTGGCGACGAACTGGGACGGGGATACCGTTCCCGTCCCGCACGAAGTTCTCGCCGTCCCGGGCCGCCACGCCCGCGTGGGCGTCTATGGCGCGGACGAAAGCGGCGTCGTCCTGCCGACCGTCTGGGTGAGCCTCGGCAAGGTCCAGCCCGGCGCGGACCCATCCGGCGACGAGACCGCCGACCCGTCCCTGCCCGTCTGGGCGCAGCTGCAAAAGCAGATCGGCGATCTGGACGACCTCCAGACCTACAACAAGGGCAACCTCGTCGACGCCATCAACGAGGCCCGCAGCTCCGGCGGCGGATCTGGCGGCGGAGGCATCCAGTCGGCACAGATCGACGCGATCCTCGTGATGACAAAATCCGAATATGACGCGCTGGACAAAAAGGACGCGCGGACACTGTATCTGTTGGAGGGATAACATGCTGGCAGTTGGACTCAAACGCATTCTGGAGCTGTTCATCGGCTCCATGGGCATCAAATCCGCCCACTTGGGCACGAAAGCCATCTACGAAAGACCGGGCGGATTTTTGTACATTGAACTCACAAGCGAAGAAAGGGGATAAATCCAGATGGCAAGTTTTTTCAATCTGACACTTGATACGCTGGCACCTGCCGGCCTATCGCTGATCCTGAACGACGGTGCACAGTACGCGACCAGCGCGACCGTCACGGCGAAGATCTCTGTCTCCGACGAGACAACGACGGGATACCAGATGAAGATCTGGGGCACGAAGACGGCGGAGACCGAGGCGGAAGCGTCGTGGGAGACATTCGCCAAGACAAAATCCATCACGCTGCCCGACGGAGACGGCCTCAAGACGATCTATGTCAAGATGCGCGACGACGTCGGCAACGAAACGGCCGCAGTCAGCGACACGATCACGCTCAACACGTCGATTCCTGCCGTGACCATCACCGGCCCCGACAAGAGCAGGATCTCGAAGGTCACGGGCTACGATGCAGCGGCGTTCTCCTTCGTCTGCGACGTGGACTTTGAGGAATACACCATTCGCGTCGTTCCGGCGACGAGCAGCCTGCACACGGCGGGCACGCAGATCCCGACGACGGGCGGCTCCACCAACGTCAGCGGCACGGAGGGAGGCTACAAGAAGAACACCGCCATCAACGTCACTGTCAAGGGCGCGGACCTCGAGGCAGCGTCTTCCGGCGACGGCACGAAGATCGTCAAGGTCTTCGTCAAGAACGCCGCCGGGACCTGGAGTGCCGCCTGATGGCCGCGCCGCAGCTGACATTCTCCATCACGGGCAACAAGATCTCGGCGGTCTCGGGGTTCGACTCGATCACCGTTTCCTTCTCGTCGGACATCGCCTACACGGCCTTCGAGTGCCGCGCGACGAAGTCCGGCGAGGATTGGGGCCGCGGGAAGGGTGCTTTGATCGCGTCCTTCTCCCAGACCCCGGCGGGCACGCAGCGCACCTTTGAGGTTTACGACGATTTTCTGCTTTCCGGTGATGGGGAATACCGCATTTCGTTGTTCGCGCAGGGCGCGGACGGCAGCTGGAACGACAACTACGGCTTTATCCCGCTGGGAGAGTCGCAGGCGCTGAAGACCGCGGCCGGCGAGGATTTTCTGTGTATGAAGGAGTGATCGTATGGCTTACAACAGCCAGTTTACCGGCGCGCAGATCGACGAGGCTATCGCCGACGTGCGCAGCAACAAAGACGCGTGGAACGGAAAGCAAGATATGATTCTCGCCTCCGGCGCGGCCGTCGGGGACCTGATCAAGGTCAAGGCGGTGGACGCCAGCGGGAAGCCGACGGCCTGGGCGGTGGCCGTGGCGGGCACGGACTATATGAAGACCGGCAACATCACCAAGCAGACCCTGGTCTCCGCCGAGACCACGCCGACCGAGAACATGGCCATCAACTGGCAGTATGAGTGAGGAGGCCCCATGGCGCACAAGACATTGATCTCCGGCACGGCCTATTCCGTGACCGGCGGCCGGGAGCTGATCGGCGGCACAGGCTACGGCTGCAAAGCCGGGAAGACCCTCATCGGCGGGACGGCATTCACCGTACCGTTTTCGAAGGGCATTCCCCTGAGCACCATCACCCCCGGCGCGATCCTGTACCTGAACGAATCCGGCAGCCCCGTGCCGTTTTATATCGCCAAGCACGACTACGAGAGCGGGCTTAACGGGGCTGGGCGCACGCTGATTGTGCGCAAGGAATGCTACGAACGAATTGCGTTCTCCCAGTGGAGCAGCTCCAACCTATTCCCAACATCCACTGTATCCGCTTTCCTCGCGGATACATGGTTAGGGCTGTTGGACTCTGCCATTCAAGGCGCGGCAGGGCAAACAAAAATTTACTGCTACATCGATGAATATCAAACGAGGAGAGAATTAACGAAAAATGCGTTTATACTGTCCATAGGTGAGCTGAAGGGCGGCGGCGGAGATGGGACTCCATTGGACCAGACGGTGCGTAGCCTGCTTGCTGCCGCAAAACTAAATGGATCTAATATTCATCAATGGACCAGAACCCCAAAAGAATATTCAAGTACAGACGTGTACGTGTTGGATACCGCCGGGAATGTCACCGAACAGTACTGTGGAAACGAGAACGGCGTCCGCCCCGCCTTTACCCTCCCCGGCACCTTCCCCGTGATTCAAAACCCCGACGGCACCTACACCCTTGCAGCATAAAGGAGGACCCACATGGGCACACATAAAATCCTCGTCAACGGCACGGCCTTCGCCGTCACCGCCGGGACGGAATTGATAAATGGCACTATCTGTAAAACCGGGGGGGTCGGACCCTTATCAACGGGACGGCGTTTGAGGTCAGATTTGCGGAACTGGTGACAATAAACATCTCTAAGGACAGCAGCACAGGCGATAGCTCCGCGTACATCATTCATAATGGCGTACAGTATTCGAGCGGAGAGATCGAAGTTGAGGTCGGGGATACGATCATTTGCAGCATTCCGAGTCATAGAGGCAAAGGGTCTCTCATAATTGACAACAAAACAATTATAAACGGGGCATCCGTGGTTTCGTATTCTTATGTGGTCGAAAGTAATATACAAATTTACACAACCGCTGATATTTATTACGAAGACGGCAGCAGACGCCCATACTACGATTTTACAATGAAAATCACGACACAGAATTGACAACCGAAGAATAGGAGGAATTTATGGACACCTGGTACATCACGATCGGCGGGCAGGAGATCGAGACGCGGCCGGCGGCCGGCCGTCTGCGCGACGCCGACTGGGGCGGGCGCGAGAGCCGCGCCGTCACCATTGCCAAAAGCGCGGCCCCGGACCCGCTGGCGCTGTTCTGCGACGGCGCAGTATGGGGAATGATCCACCGCTACACCACGGCCGTCCCCGTGCTGGACGCAGAGGGCAACGTCCAGATGAACGAGGACGGCACCGTCAAGAGTACGACCGAGACCGCCGAGGACCGCTACATGGACGACTACGCGGACTTCACCATCGCCGGTCCCATCACCGACAACCGCGACGGCACCATCACGGCGAAGATGGGCAAAAAAACGGCCAGCGATCTGCTGGCGGAACTGGAGGCGGCATATGACAGAGGCTAAACTGGCGCAGGTAAAGAAAGCAATTACGGACGGCAAACTCGTGCAGGCCGCAGGCGGCATCACGGAGGACGTGACGCAATCGGACAAGCTGGGCTATGACTGGCGCAACATCTACGTCAACAAGATCCTCGTCAGGCAGGTGTACGTCGAGCAGGCTGTGAAGTTCGGCACGGCGGAGAACCCAATCGCATGGGAGCCCGATATGCCCCTCATCCAGAACGCATACTACACCAACAACGGAGAGATTAAGGTATGGATGGGCGCGGCAGGCGCGACGGCAAAGTGGACGGATGCGGCCTTCGTGCCGATCTGATAACGCAGAAGGGAGACACCATGGACACCAAGACTATCATCGTTACCCTTGTCTGCGCCGTGCTCGGCTCGTCCGCGCTGACGGCGGTAGTAAACGCCGTCGTCAGCGCGATACAGAAAAAGCGCGGCAAGGCCACGACGCAGGAGGCACACCTGGCCGAGATCGACAAAAAGCTCGGGAAAATGCAGGAGCATCAGGACGAGCAGTATCTCGCAATTCTCCGCCTGACCATCATGTCGGAGGAAATGCCAATGGCCGAGCGCCTGATCGCCGGGCAGAAATACGTCAAGCTGGGCGGCAACGGCGATGTAAAAAAGTTTTTGCACCAGCTGGAGGCGCAATGCGGGCATAGCAATGGAATTCAGTAAAAAGTGGCTGATCTGCAGCGCGCTCGTCAGCCTCGCACTCATTATCGCCTGCGCGGCAGGCGCAGACCTGACGGAGATCACGCTTGCGGTGCTGGCTGAAACAACGGCTTCCAGCGGCTTTTACCTCTGGAAAGCCAAAAATGAGAACCGCGCGAAGTACGCGCAGAAGTACATGGATAAATGGGCTGAAAAATACGGTCCGGAAGCGGCAGCACGCATCGCGGAGATCGTGCTGAAAGATTGAAAGGAGCATACTTATGGACTACACGCAAATTATCTCGGCAGTGATCGCGCTCATCAGCGCGCTCGTTTCGGCATTTTTGATCCCGTGGCTCAAAACCAAGATCGACGCGGACAAGCTGCAAACGCTCCGAACTTACGTTGAGATCGGCGTAAAGGCGGCGGAGCAGCTGTACACCGCGACGGACGGCGCGACGAAAAAGGCGTATGTTGTGAACTTCCTCGCCGAGAAGGGCATTCAATTTGATGTGGAAACGATCGATAAGCTGATTGAGGCCGCCGTGCTGCAGCTGCATCACGAGCTGTACGGGAGTGAGCGGGCATGAGTATCAAAATTGGGCAGGCCAGCCTCGGCGAAACCGGCGGCTGGAACCAGCAGCCCGGCAACCAGACCGGGCGAGAGCTGAATATCTCCAGCTGGTACAATGGCCGCTGGCTCGGCGTCCTGCGCTACAAGAGCCGCAAAAAGGCCGAGCGGGCCGCGCAGACGTGCGAGGCGGCCATTAAAAACCGGAACATCGGTTACGACATGAGCGACCGGAACACGGCGTATGAGGCCGCCAGAGCCGTACAGTGGGACGTGAGCAAGATCACAAAGCCCGTGGAGACGGACTGCTCCGGCCTCATGACGCTCTGCGCCGTGGCTGCAGGCTGCGCGTCGGTCGAAGCGCTCTACCGTCGGCAGGGCAACAGCTGCACGACATACTGCATGCTGCACGATTGGCCCGCAACGGAAGACTTTGATCTGCTGACCGGCAGCAAGTACCTGACGACGGACGCCAATCTCCTGCGCGGCGACGTGCTGGTAAGCTCGGGCCATACGGTCATGGCACTCGAAGATGGAAAGAACGGAGAGGGGGAAAAAGAAGTGGTCGAAAAAAGCAAGATCATCGTGGACGGCAAGGAAGTCGCCGTTGAACGCATCCTGAAGAACGGCACGAACTACGTCAAAGTGCGAGATATCGCCGCTGCGCTGGATCTCGAAGTCAGCAACAAGGGCAATATCGCTGTGCTGAATCACAAGGAAAAGTAAGCCCCGCCCGGCGGCGGGCCGAAGGGAGTGACGAAAGCATAACTGCGCGGCTGGCTCTGCCGAAGGAGCTGGAACACCTCACGCGCAGCGACTGGGAGCGCGTCACTGACGAGGGCATACTGGATCAGATCGATCAGCAGATCGTGAAGCTTTATATCGTGCGCAGGCTCCCGCAGATGGACGCCGCCGCCGAGATCGGCGTCGACCGCAAAACCATCTCCCGCCGCCTGCCGCACATCTACAACACCGCCCGCCGTCTGGTAGGGAAAACGGACAAAGAGAAAGCGCCATGAGCAACGGCTCATGGCGCTTTTTCTATGCCCGCATGTCCCACAATGGTACACAAATGTCCCGGAAATGTCCCCCAGCGGGGACGGGGAAACGCTAGAATGGTAGCAGAAAGGGGCGATACCGCATGGCGTACAACCCGTACACGGGCCGCTGGGAGATGGACGGCGCGCAGCAGATCCAGCTGCAGCCCATGCCGCGGCCGCAGGGCCCGCAGCTGCCGCCGCAGCCGCCGAAGCTCGGCGTGCTGACCGTGGCCAGCGAGGCCAGCATCAACAACCTGCAGATGCAGCCGAACGACAACGCGCTCGCGCTGCACGAGACCGAGAACCTGCTGTACTACATCCGCACGGACAGCATGGCGGCCAAGACCATCGCGCGGTTCCGGATCTTCCCGGAGCCGACAGAAGAGGAAAAGGCGGCAAACCAGCTGCAGGAGCAGCTGAAACAGATCACGGCCGGCCTGCAGAGCATGGCCGGGAAAATCGAAGAACTGGAGGGAAAGCTCAATGCAAAATCCGATTATGGCCCTGATGGGCGGAAACGGCGGGGGAAACAAGCTGCTGAACGGTCTGCTGCAGACAGCGAAGACGACGCTGCAGGGGCAGAGCCCGCAGATGGTGCTTAGCTTCCTGGCCTCGCAGCCAGGCTTTGAGGCGTGGTTCGAGGCAAACAAAAACAAGACGGTCGGCGAGCTCGTCGGCCAGATCGGCAAGTGATACCGCGCGAAAGCGCCTATCAAATTTCATTCCACCCAGAAAGGAGGGAAAACCATGGATAAGGATTATGGCTTCGGCGGATGGGGCATTGTCATCCTGATCGCGCTGTTCTTCCTGCTCTTCGCGGGCAGAGGCTTCGGCGGCAGCGGCGAGAGCTCCCCGGCGACCCAGGCCGACGTGCAGCGCGCGACGGACTTTGCAGCCCTCGAGCGCCAGAACAACGAGGGTGTCGCGGCAACGCGCCAGAGCGCATACGACGTCACCAGCGCCGTCAAGGACAACGCCTACAACATCCTCGGCGAGCTGCGCGATTTGCAGTCCGTCACGGAGAGCGGCATCTCTGTGCAGCAGAAGTGCTGCTGCGACATTCTCCGCGCGATCGACGGCGTCAACTACAACGCCAGCATCAACGCGTGCGAGATCAAGACGGCCATCCACGCCGAGGGCGAGGCGACCAGAACGCTCCTGCAGCAGCAGGAGAACCAGCGCCTGCGCGACGAACTCGCACAGAGCCGCGCCGCGAACAACGACTATATGCAGTCGCAGTACATCCTCGGCCAGCTGGGCAGGTACTACCAGAACCCGCCCTGCAATCCGTGCGGCTGCGGCGGCTGACGCGGACCCATCCTGATATAGCTATCCGGGGCATAATGCCCCTTCACATAAGCCCAAACGGAAGGAGTAATGAAAATGGCTTGTAATAACGGCAATGGAAATCGGGCGTATCAAAAATCATGCGTCCGATATTTTAATAACGCGCCCCAACTGCTCGCGGCAGACAGCGAAAACGTGCTGACGCTGGCCGGGGCAAAGGTCGTCAATTCCGGTTCGTCCATCCAGGTCGAGCCGCAGAGCTACGACACGGTCAAGATCGGCCTGTATCATCTGGCCGCAGATGCGGTCATCGCGGCGACGGCAGCGGGCGTCCTGACCCTGCAGTGGTACATGGACGGCGTCGCGCTGCCCTGCACGCTCAAGCGCGTCACGCTGCCGGCATCCGGCAATGCGGAGATCCACACGGAGACGGATCTGGAGCTGTCCGGGTGCTGCTGCTGCGTCAATCATACATTCACGCTCGTGGCGACGACCGACAGCACGGCCGCAGGCTCCGTGATCGAGCTTTGCACGGGGCTGCTCAAGCTCGCATGAGGTGCTATCATGCAGGCGTATAAAGACAAACTCCACGCCGCGCTGCGGGAGATCGCGGAGTGCCCGGTGTCCATGCGTACGGTCGAGCAGGCCGCAGCAGTCACAGATCTGCTGTGCCGGCTGGATAAGCTCGAGGACCACGACGAGCCGGAGACGGCCACATTTGATCGCGAAACGGCGATGCAGTGGGCAGCAAACATGCAAAACGCCGACGGCACGGCAGGCCCGCACTGGACGATGGAACAGACAACGGCCGTGGCCGAGAGCATGGGCATTCAGGCGCCAGCGGTCCCGCGCTGGGCGTGGGGCGTAACCATGAACATGATGTACTCGGATTACTACCCCGTCGCCGTAGAATTCGGACTCAACCGCCCGGAGTTCTACGCCGCGCTGGCAAAGGCGTTCCTGCTCGATAAAGACGGCCCGGGGCCGGAACAGAAGCTCATGGCGTATTATGAGCATATCGCAAAATAAAGAAATCCCTCCTGTCACCAGGAGGGATTTCCGCTTGCTATAGAATCTATATTTAGACGGGATTCATTCATGCGTACCGAATAAATGTATAACCATCAATCAGCGAGGGGATAGAGGGTGACGTGCATGTCGCTGCCGGATTTGGTGTAGGATTTGGTCTGTTTATGGTAGAGGACTTTCTGCAGGACAGTTTTCAGGAGGGCGTTTTTCTCCTGCGGGGATGCGGCGAGCGGGTAGGTCTCGAGGACGCGGCGGACGGCGGGGGCCAGACGGGCGCGGGCCTGTCTGGCACGGGCCAGCTCATGGATCGTGGTCTGGCTTGCCTCGATGCGGTCGACGATGACCTGCTTGTCAGCGGCGAGCGCCTGCGAGCGCTGCAGGAAGATCTCCGGCGTATAGACACCGGTCTCGACCAGCTCATACGCGCGGGCCTCCTGCGCCTCCAGCTTGGCAAGCTGCTTGCGGTCGGCGGCGATCGAGGACTCGAGCGCGGTGCGCATGGGCGTGTCATCTGGCGCAGCGGCCTCACCGAGCTCCAGCTCGCGCAGCCAGCCACGCAGAGCATCCAGCACGGCGTCCTCCACATCATCATACCACGCGCTGACGGTCGTGCAGCCGTAGGAGGGACAAAGGAGCGTATCACGCCGGCCGCCGGAAGACGGACGGCGCACCATCACGCGGCCGCACTGGTCGCAGCGGACGAGCCCGGCGAGGCTCGTCACGGTCCCCCATGCGCCCTTGCCGCGCGGGCTGGCGCTGGAATAGCTCAGAGCGACGGCCTTGTCGTACTGCTCCTGCGAGATCAGGCCGTTGTGCAGCCCTTTATAAAGCTTCAGGTCCTCCTGCCGAGTGCGGGGACGGCTGACGACGACAGCGCCGTCGACAATGCGCTTCGTCTCCGGTCGGCCCCCGGATTTGATCCAGCCCGCATTTGCCGGATTTCGCAGGATATCCAGCACAGAGTCCGCGCGCCAGAGGCTGCCGGAGTTGGTAGGGACGCCGAGGCTGTTCAGCCGTGTGGAGATCGCCTTCGCGCCGATGCGCGCGCAGCCCTCGCCGGTGTACCAGTTGTAGATCTGCTGCAGGATGGGGGCCTGCTCCGGGTGCGGGACGAGTTTGTAGCCTTTGTCATTCGGAAGCTTCTCGCGCAGCCAGCCGAAGGGCGTCTTGCCGGAGATCCATTTGCCCTCGCGCAGAGACGCCTCCTTGCCTCGGGACAGGCGGCGCTTGATGGTGTTGTACTCGCGCCGGGACATAAAGAGGCCGAACTCAAAGTACTCCTCATCCATCTCATTGTTTGGATCATAGATCTTGTTCGGCGTGATGATCTTCGTGTTGGAATACTTGAAGGTCTGAGCAATAATGCCCTGGTCGATGGTGTCGCCGCGCGCCAGACGCTCGACCTCCATGACGATGACGCCCGCATAGTTCCCGGTCTCGACGAGCTGCAGGACCTTCTGCACCTCCGGCCGGACGGCGATGGAGTCACCGGTCACGACCTCCTCGCAGATCTCCACGACGTTCAGCCCGCGGCTTTCGGACAGCGACAAAAGCGCGGCCCGGTGCCGTTTGAGCGTGTCGGTCTGGCCGAGAGCTTCGGCCTCCATGTCCTTCCGGGACTTGCGCAGGTAAATGATGTACTGCGCGAGCGGGTCGGCGATTTTCCAGGTAGATGTAAATTTCATAAGCAGATTCTCACCACAAGGGCAAAAGGTTATACGGATACCGCTCCGGCGCTGGGCCGGGGCGGTTTGATTTATGCGCGGAACCAGCCGATCGATGGGCTGAGTACGTCGGCCACAAGCGCGAGGGCACACAGCGAAAGAATGCCCAAGAGGATGAGCGTCACAAGTCGGTGCATGTGCAGGGACTTCTGATGCTGAGCAAGCTGCACACGAAGCGCCGCGTTCTCGGCGCGGAGTTTTTCAGCATCGGGAGGCTCGGAAGGCTCGGCAGGCTCATCATGCGGGATGCCGAAATACTCATCCATAGAAACGCCCATCTCCCGGCAGATCGGGCCGACCGTGTAAACAGACGGATTTTTGATGTCGCCGCGAAAGAACTGGGAGACGGTGCCGACGGAAAGGTCGGTATTTTCGGCGACGTCCTGATTTGTTTTGTGCGGAGTGATCGTCTGCTTCTGCTCACGGCACAAATCAGATAATTTTTCATTCAAAACATGTCATTCCCCCCAAAAAAGCAAGACGTCTGACTGCAAAAAGCAACTGCCATATCTTTACAAGACTACCGTGGACAGGCTATCCTAAAGTTACAGACGGCTCCCGGTCGCCTGCGCAAGCAAAAGCCCGCGCCGTTGTTCGGCCAGCGGCGCGGGCGACATCTCAAAAACCAAGCGCGTACATGAGGCCGGGGATGACGCGGACGAACAGGAAGCAGCCAGCACAAAGCGCAAGGGCAATGACGATGATAACTTTCCGGACTCTGCGGGGACCAGCGACGGCGGACTCGTATTCCTCAGGCGTCATGCCATCCGTGTACTCATCGTAGAGCGGGCGCCCGGCGTCGTCTGTGAACTTGTTATCATAGATCCGGCAAAAATCAACCAGCGTGCCAATGCCCCAAAAGCCGAGCGTAAAGAGCCAAAGAAGCCCCGTCCAGATCTTGCCGACATAAAACCGATGTGCACCGAAGCCGCCGAGGAAGATACAGAGCAGCAGCACAGTCGAGCGCTTCTTCTGCGCGGGCTGGAGGGGCTCCCGCGCGCGGGACTCGGCCTTCGCCTGGTCGCGGATGTAATTCACGGTCCCGCAGCCGCAGTACGGGCAGATCAGAGCCTCATCGTCGATCTCCTTGCCACATTTGTTACAGTACATAAAACCTCCTACGGATCACAATCCTTGCACGGCGTGTACAGCGCGGCGGCCTCTTCACGCGAGCCGGTGAAGCTGCCGCGGTTCTCGGGGTTCATCTGGTCGATGTGCGAGCAGCCGGGAAGATGGAAAACGCCGCTGGACTTGTTATAGATATACGTGTGGATGCTGTCGCCGGTCGCACCGGAGATGGCCGGAGCCTCTGCGGGAAGCGTGCCAGGGAGGAACGAAACAAAATCGCCGACAATCGGTTCCAGCGGCTCCACGTCGAGCGGGTCACCGCCGATGCTGGCGTAATACTCAGCCTGCGCCTCGGCCTGTTCCACGTCTGTATATTCCGCGCTGCCGGTAAAGGCCGGATCCGCGGCGGGGAGCACAGCGGCGTCGGCCGCCGCGCGAAGCTCTGCGGGCGAAGATTTGTAAGAGCGGGCGGCGGAGATCGTGTCCGCCAGACGGAGCAGCCCGACCCAGCCGACAAAGGCCAGCACACAGCAGACCAGCACAAGCAGAACCCTGCGCCATGTCTGTTTCATGGCAAAACCTCCAGTTTGATATGTAAATTTTTGTAGACTCTCATAATTGTAATTAACGAACGTATGTTCTAATATAATCATGCGAGTCAGGAAAAGGAATCTACAAATATTGTAAGCCACCGCCGAGGAAAGCACAACCGGGAAAGTGAACAAAAAATGAACGGTCTTTTTGTGGAAGAATGGGGGAATGGATAGGATGACGCGAAGTTTTTACCTGCAGGACATCCGCCGCATGCTGCGGCTTGCGACGACGGAACAACTCGATCTGGTCTGGCGCTTCCTGCGCGGACTGGTCGCATAGAGAAAAAAGAGCCGAGGGCGGTCATCCGTCCTCGGCCATTTTTTTTGCGATCTCGGCGAGCAGCTGCCATTCGTCGACGCTGAGCTTGCTGATGATCGATACAAACCGCTTGCGCGGCGAGTCGTCCGGGTCGTGCATGACGACGCCCATGAACTCGGCGATCTCCTGATTCCGCGTCAGCTTCTGTTTCATCTCGCCTTCGCCAGTGCGGAGCCAGTCCTCATTCACGTTAAACTCCCGGCAGATCAGCTTGATGAACGGCTCATTGGGGCTTGTTTTCTCGCCCTCGAGGTTTGTGATCACGCCGCGGGTCGTGCCGAGACGTTCGGCAAAGTCGGTCTGAGAGAGTCCGGAAGATCTGCGGATCTCTTTGATTCGCTCGTTGATGGTCATTGAAATCACCTCATGACTATATTATACACGCGATGGATGTATTGTCAATACAAAAATATGCAAAATATTTCGAAAACATGTATTGACAAAACATCAGAATGGTGGTACAGTGTAGTCACAATACAAAACACGGAAATAAAGTGTTGCGACAACGCGAGGTGAGAACAATGTCCGAGAAGGAAAAGCAGGTCATGGACTACCTGAAAAAACAGTCCGGGAATCTGACCGACGAACAGCTCCAACGCCTGAGTGATATCGCCTACGGCATGATGCTGGCGCAGGAGAGCAAGAAGGAGCAGGACAAACAGACTGCGTAAAGCTGTAAAACCTGGAAAAACTAACGCCGGAAGGAGGCTGAACCATGCGAAAACCGTATGACCCGATCGCGGACGAAGAGCCGCACATCGTGGCCGAGTATCATTTCCCAAACTGCACGGCGTATATCGCCGACAACTACCTGCGCCGGCTGACGCCGGAGCAGAAAGAGGCCAACCGGCAGGCTGCCCGCCGCGTGGCGTGGCAGATCCTCGAGCGGGCCGCAGCCGAAGGGCGTCTGCCCGCGGCCAGCAATTAAACGCGCCGCAAGGCGCGTACATAGGAGTCGATATTATGGCGAACATCAAGACCTACACCCTGACGCTGGATGCGCAGGAGCTGCACGATCTGATCGAGGCGGCGATGGTCTGCGAGTGCCAGGCGGCGCAGATCATTAACGGACTCAAGCGCAAGGGACTGGACATGGACGCGCAGAAGCTCGTGACGCAAAACGCCCGTCTGTCGCGGCTCGTCAGGCGGATGCAGGAAGCGAAGGAGGATAAACGGAATGCGGAAACTGATTCTCAGCGGAGACGATTGGTTTGAGCTGAAGCACGCGCTGGAGCTGCTTGTGATCGTGACAAACAACGCGGCGAATGAGCACGAGAAAATGACTGCACACACGCGAGTGGCGGAATTGTCTGAATGGCATGCAAACCTCGCAAAACGCGACAGGGAAAGGACGGAGAACTACAAGCGGCTTATAGCACTGGTAGAATCGGCAGAACGTCTGCCGGAGACGAAGGAGGACGCAGAATGAGAACCAATCTTGCGGAGCGGCTCGGGTATGAGCCGGAGGAAGAGACCAGGGAGCGGCAGGAGCGGCTGCTGGAGGAGCTGCGGTACCGGGAGGCCATGCGGCGGGTGGCAAAAACCTGCTGCGTGTGGCTGGGCGGCGCGGCCTTTGTGCTGGCGGTGATCGCCGGGTATGCAGAGATGACCGACGCCTGCGTCGCGACCGGCGCGATCGCGCTGGGCCTGACGACCTACGGGATCCTGTGAAGCCGGTGAAGGACGAGCCGAAGATCCCGGTCGAGCTCCGGCCGGATCAGCTGGCCGACATCATCGACGCAGTCCTGGCCTTTGCCGATGACTGCGCCAATGACCGGGAGATCCTGCAGAGCATGCCGCGCGTCGACCGGGACACGGTCGAAGACCTGCTGCAGCGCGAGACGGCGCTGCAAACGCTCGCGGCATGGCTGCAGCACGTACAGGAGGAAGCGGAGTGAATTATTTTGCGCCGCGCATGCGGCCCATCCCGCCGCCCTGCGGCCGGAACTGCCCGGACCGAAGCGGCACATGCCGCACCGGGTGCTGCACCTGGACGCTATATGAGAGCATCCGGAACCACATCTACGACGTAAACCACCGTGACAGGGACAGCCTGCAGCCCGATCTTGCAGAGGGAAAGCAGATGGTCCATGCCGACAACCAGATAAGGAGGCGCAAACACATTGCGAAATAGCATCGATTACCCCGGCGAGCGGGCGCCGCGGCGTCCCGCCGTGATCGCCCAGGCCGGATATACCGGTCAGAACCACTTTTCCGTTACATATGGAGACCAGAAAGTAACCGTCCGCGCCGAGGACGGCTATGCGGCCCTTTTTACCGCCGCCAAGCACTGGGGCTATAAATTCACCCGCCCGGAGTACCATCAGAACGCCCGCGCGACCAAGCTCCACTACACGCCGGACACCCGGCCGGGGGCGCTGGTATGAGGTTCGTGTGCGATTGCTGCAACGATATTACCAACATTGAGGCCGACCGAATGGAGATCCAGGGTGCCATGCTGGAATGGGCGTGGTGCCAGTACGTTGGGAAACAGACCTGTTTCGACCTGGCGGCGTTCGGAGGTGCAAAAACGGAATGAAATGGCATATTGCAAGCGTCAGCTGGGGCAAGGACAGCCTGGCCATGCTCCTAACGCTGATTGCCAAGGGCTACCCGCTGAACGAGGTGGTTTTCTACGACACCGGAATGGAGTTCGAGGCGATTTACCACACGCGGGATCAAATGCTGCACCGCCTGGAGCAGTTGGGGATCAAGTACACCAGACTGGAGCCGGAAAACCCGTTCCTGTTCGATATGCTGGAAAGGCCGGTTTGCAGTAAGCAGAAAGGCACACACCAAGGTTATGGCTGGTGTGGCGGCCTCTGCCGCTGGGGAACCACGGGGAAGCTGAAAGCCATAGACAGGTACGCGGAGGCGCGGGACGCTATGGTTTACGTTGGCATAGCTGCCGACGAAACGCCGCGCCTGGAAAAAGAACGGAAGCCGTATAAGCTGCACCCGCTGGCGGAGTGGGGTATGCCGGAAGCAGACGCCCTGGCATATTGCTATGAAAACGGGTTTTCGTGGCTGGAGGGCACGATCCGTCTTTATGACGTGCTGGACCGTGTTTCGTGCTGGTGCTGCTGTAACAAGAACCTGCGGGAACTGCGGAATATGTATATTTACCTGCCGGAATACTGGGAGCGCCTGAAAGACCTGCAACGGAAAATAGACAGGCCAATGAAAGGCTATTACAAAGGCAAGCCGCGCGGCGTGTTTGAACTGGAACAACGGTTCCGAGCAGAATTGGAACAGGAGGCAAGAGCATGAGTAAAGCTGTTTTAATCAGCATTCGCCCGGAGTGGTGTGAGAAGATCATGGAAGGGCAGAAGACGATCGAGGTGCGCAAGACGCGCCCGAAGATGGATACGCCGTTTAAATGCTATATCTACTGCACAAAACCGGAGGAAAAGCTACTCACCATTATGAAAGACGGCGATGAGAATTATGGAGAGACGTATCACGGCAAGCCGGTTTTCATAAAGACGGAAAAAGCGCCGACCACTGGCTTATGGGATAAGCGGCAAAAGGTTATCGGGGAATTTCTGTGCGATCAGATCATCAACATTAACGGCGCGGGAAGGATCCCATCGGATGCTGCGCGGCCAACCTGCCTAGAGCCTGCGGAGCTGCACCAGTATCTCGGAGCTGCCACCGGCTTCGGCTGGCACATCTCAGATTTGCGCGTTTACGATCACCCGCGCAATCTGTGGGAGTTTACCGGCCTGCGGGAGACAAAATTCGGCCTTGCGCCCGGGCCAATCACCCGCCCGCCGCAGAGCTGGCGGTATGTGGAGGAAGAGACATGGAACGACTGACAAGTCCTAATATCAACGTAGACCCGGGCACCGACCGATTTCTGCACGCCGCGATCGGCGGCAAGGAAATCGACTGGAAGCAGAGCCGGGACAGCACGCTCAACGTGATGATCAACGGCCCAACGAGCAACGGCTTTGGCAAGGATATTTTCCGCAAGATGGCCCGCGATCTGTACGGACGGCTGAAAGCCTACGAGGACACAGGATGGACACCGGAGATGCTGCGTAAGATGGGCGAAAATGCTGGGCATCTGTGGGATTTCGCGCAGGCTGCGGAAAACATGACGGTCGGACGGTTGAAAGAGCTTGCCGAGGCCGACAAGGACGGGCGCGTGGTGGTGCTGCCGCCTGAGGAAAGAACGTTAGATTTTCCATCAAAATACACTGAAATACGCGCATTGTACCATTTTTGCGTCGATCTTGGAATCAAATGCACGATAGAGCACCTGTACGACGGCTATGCAGTGCGTTTCCCGGACGGAAGTGACTTCGCACAGCATTATGGCACATATGGCGGGACGGAAGGATGCGTTGAACCGGCTATCGGGGACTCCGAATTTGACTATACTGCAGTCGGCTTGAACCTCGCGAAGGAGCTCGTGAAGAAGCACAAAGGAAAATTGGAGGCCGACCATGCATGACGAATACATCAGCCGCGAGGCGGCGGTGAAAGCGGCCAATGAATGGGTAAGCGAGGCGTGCATGGCACCCGTGATGAGGGTAAGCCGATTGCTCGATAAACTGCAAAAAGTGCCCGCTGCCGACGTTGCGGAGGTGGTGCGGTGTAAGGACTGCGAACACGCCGAACGGTATGAGCGGACAGATGGAACCGCAGGCTATTACTGCGGACACCCGCAAAACACCTTCGCCTATGGTGAGTACTGGGATCGTGTATTCAAACCGGTAAAAGAGGCAGACGATTTTTGCAGCTACGGAGAACGGAGGGAAGAATGAACATTACACTTTTGAAATATCCCACCGATGAGGACTGGGCATTTGCAAAACAGTGCGCTTTAGTCACCATCGGCAAAGAGATGAAAACAGCACCGGACATGGAGTGAAAACACGCCATTCTCCGGGCGCAGCACAGCCCTATTCGGACTCTGCAATTCGCGTTTTACTTGGAGGGTGTGCCGTACTGGGTAAGCACCCATTTAGCCCGCCACGTCCACGCACAGCCGTTTATCCGGTCACAGCGGAATGACCGGCAGGACGAATACGACCGGAACGCAGCGCGGCAGGACGCGCCTGTGAACATGATCTGGTACATGAACGCGGAAGAGCTGATGACGATCATGGAAAAGCGGTTGTGCCATCTGGCGGCGAAGGAGACACGCAAAGTCGCCAAAAAGATCCGCGAGCTAGTGATTGAGCAATGCCCGGAGTTTGTCGACCTTTTGGCCCCTCCGTGTGTGCAAACGCTCGTTTGCAGGGAAATGTACCCGTGTAAATACGAAAACGTTCTGACATGGAGGGAACCATATGGGAACGATACTGGCGATTGACCCCGGCAATATTCAATCCGGCTATGTAATCGTAGAGCATGACGGCGAGGAGATCCGCCGCGTGCTGGAGGTCGGGAAAATTGAGAACAATGTGCTGCTCCCGCTAATCGCGCAGAAGCTTTACGGGAACGGATACGACGTGGCAATCGAAATGATTGCTGGCATGGGCATGACGGTAGGCCAAGAGGTTTTTGACACCTGCGTCTGGATCGGGCGGTTCTGGCAGACCGTATTGTGGCAGGCTGGATATGGGCCGACGCAGATATTCCGCCGGGAAGAAAAGCTTGATCTGTGCGGTTCACTATCGGCCAAAGATGCAAACATCCGGCAGGCCCTTGTCGACCGCTACGCGCTCGGCCAGCCGAACTTCGGAAAGGGAACGAAAAAGGATCCCGGTTTCTTCTACGGGTTCGCCGCCGACATGTGGGCGGCTATGGCCGTTGCAACCACATATTTCGATAAGTACATCAAGGGGGTAAAGCTGTAATGGCAAATATCACGGCGGCCTGCCCCGGTTTGCGGGAAGGTGTTTACACGGCCTTGCAAACCGCGCGCGGATGGCCGGTATCTCTGCAGCCGGGCGTGTGCCGGGGCATGGCGCAAGCTGCATCCCATCTGTACGGGCAAGCGGCGAGATCGCGCATGGGATGAGGTACAAATCCAAATCACAGCAATCATTCCGGTCTATCCCGCCATGCGTCCGCGCATGGGCGAAGTGTACGACGCGGAAAAATATGAATACGTCAGCAGCATGCCCGGCTATGTTGTGCGCGTCGGTGACAAACGGGTCTGTGTGAGGGTGGACGAATGCAGGGAGATTTAAGAATCAGCCCGTATTCCGCTCCGTGTAAGGATTGCCCCGAAAAGGGCTGCGGACCGAAGCATGCCACGTGCGAGGCATACATAGCATACCGCAAGGCTGCGGACGAGTACAAAAAAAGCAAGGTAGAACGCACAGAGCGCGGGATGGAAACAAGCGGCAAGTCCGCCAGAGCGCGGAAATACGATAGGGCAAAACGCGAAGGGAGGGTACATTATTGATGGAACAGATTAAGGGGGCAAAGTACGACGAGGGCAAGCCTCGCCCGTCGCTCGTGCCGGTGGCGGCTATCGAGGCGATCATGCATGTTCGGGAGTTCGGCAAGGCAAAATACGCCGATGCGGAGGACTGGCGCAAGGTACCGCGTGAGAAGTGGCTGGACGCCCTTCTGCGCCACGTACTGCATATCTGGGATAATCCGCTGGCGCTCGACGATGAGAGCGGCTTACCGGCTCTGTGGCATGTTATAACTAACGCTGCGTTTCTGTGCGCGGCGTACAAGGACGATTTATCCAATGCACAGTTGAAGTGGGCAAAGGACGTGCTATATAAGGAGGCGACGCAATGCGAGGAACTGGATATGCCGGGACTGGTCTGCACGGAGGAGCTTTGTGATTGCTTCTCGACGCGATGTGAAAACAACTGCACGAAATATTTGGACGTTCAGGACTGCAAACAGGTAGACCCGGACAGCCCGGAGGCGCGGCCATGAGCAAGCCGCGCTACGGCTGGTGGCCCTATGCGAAATGGATGATCCGCAGCTACAAGGGCGGAGGTCTCATGACAAAGGACGAACGCGCCGCGGTCGAAGCTGCAGTCAAAGAGACAGAGCAGCTGGCCGACGGCGGCGAGCGCCTGCGGCTGATCGATCTCGTCCTCTGGAAGCGGACGCACACGCTGCAGGGGGCTGCGCTTGCGTGCTACGTCTCGGAGCGTACCGCGCAGGAGTGGCACAGGCAATTTATTCGGCTGGTGGGGCAAAAACGGGGGCTTTTGTAAAAAAGTCTGCGTCCCAGAGCCAAAAATATGGTTTACAGTTAGGAGCGTAGAGATATTCTACGCTCCTCGTTTCATTCCTTTCCATCGGCTACGCAGCGTTCTGCGGATCTTTTCTCCTCCTTGTTCCTGTATTCTCCGGTATAAATAAATTTATTTATTTATACCAGGAGATACAGGAACGAAAGGGCGAAACAAAGGAGGCCAATATGGCGAGTTTACGCGCCCTTGCTTACAAGCTGCAAACTGCGCTGATGCACAAGGGCATCAAGATAAAAATCAATCAAATGCAGGCATATTCCGAGAAAAGGGACAGGATGGTGACAAAATACGTGGTTTACGAGTACAGACCTGATGAAAAACCGAAGAATGTCACTTTGCTGGAGACCTACCAGATCGCGGATGTGGTAAAACTGCTGGCCAGCCGTTATAGCGATGGCGGATGAAAAGCTCACGCCGAAGCAGAAACGATTCTGCGAAGAATATTTAAAGTCTGGAAATGCAACAGAAGCCGCGAAAAAGGCAGGGTATAAAGAAAGCTCCGCATGCGAAATTGGGAATCAAAACTTAAGAAAACTACAGATTTCTTCCTATATTAAGCGAAGAATGGAAGAACAGGACGCCGCGCTGGTCGCTGACGCAAACGAAGTGCTGCAATTTTATTCTGCTGTTATGCGCGGAGAGGTCAAAGACCAATTTGGCATTGATGCTTCGCTTTCCGACCGCCTGAAAGCCGCTGACAGTCTGTCAAAACGCCTGGCCGCAGCAGAGCTTAAACCAAATGCGGAAAATGCAGTGCGGGTGATTATCGATGTCTGATGTTCGATTATCCGAAAAGATCGGGCCCGCCTTTTATGGCGTGGCACGTGACGTATTCCAGCATGGGCATACGCACTACGATGAGAGTGGCGGGCGAGGTTCGCTGAAATCCTCGTTTGTGTCCATCATCGTCCCAACCCTGCTTATGCAGGAGGAAAACAGGAACTGCCACGCTCTGGTGCTTCGCAAGGTCGCGAATACCATTCGTGATAGCGTTTATGCACAGTATGTCTGGGCAATCGGGGAACTTGGCGCGGCAGAATATTGGGAGGCGAAAGTCTCTCCGATGGAGCTGATCTATAAGCCTACAGGACAGAAGATCATGTTCCGAGGCGCGGACGACCCGATGAAGATCAAATCCATCAAGGTCCCGTTCGGCTATATTGCTGTTACGCACTTTGAGGAAAAAGACCAGTTTGCCGGGCGGGCGGAAATCCGAACGATTTTGCAGTCTACAATGCGCGGCGGGTCGAAGTTCTGGAATTTCGAGAGCTATAACCCGCCAATCAGCCGCGACAACTGGGCAAACAAAGATAGCCTGGAAGAGCGCGCTGATCGGCTGTGCCACAAATCTACATACTTGGAGGCCCCGCCCGAGTGGCTGGGCGAACAGTTTATTTCTGAGGCCGAACATCTGAAGGCCACGGACGAGCGGGCATATCAGCACGAATACCTCGGCATTCCGGTTGGCACAGGCGGCAACGTTTTCGACAAGTTGGAGCTGCGGGAGATCACGGACGACGAGGTAAAAAGATTCGATAAGATCTACCAGGGCGTTGACTTCGGCTGGTTCCCGGATCCGTTTGCTTTTATCCGGCTGTATTATGACAAGGCACGGGAAACAATCTATCTGCTCGACGAGATATACCAGAATAAGCTATCCAACGAGCAGAGCGCAACGATGATCAAGAAGCGCGGATATGGGAACGTGCGCATCGTCTGTGATAGCGCAGAGCCAAAGAGTGTCGCTGACCTTCGGGCTATGGGGCTTCCATCATACGAAGCTATCAAAGGTCCCGGGTCAGTCGAGTATGGAATGAAGTTTCTGCAGCGCAGAACGATTGTTATTGACAAAAAACGAACGCCGCACGCTTATGATGAGTTTGTCGGCTACGAATACGAAAGGAACAAAGACGGCGATATCATCAGCGGGTACCCAGACGCGAACAATCACCTGATCGACGCGACGCGGTATGCCCTAGAGCCCGTAAGCCGCAGAATGGGAGTTATTGCATGACGGTTATCGATAAGCTGAAAGAGCTTGGATATACAACGATCCCGGAGGATTTTTATACATACGTATCCCTTTGGAAGTCGTGGTATGTTGGCAAAGTCAAGGGCTTCCATCAGTATCGACGCTATAACGGCCACAAGTGGACAAAATGCAACCGCGCAAGTCTCGGCATGGCGAAAAAGGTCTGCGAAGACTGGGCAAATCTTCTGATGAATGAGAAAGTCCAGATCACGCTCAAAGGCCGGAGAGAGCAGGAGTTTGTCGACAGAGTTCTGACGGCAAACAACTTTACGGTCAAGTCGAACGAGATGCAGGAAATGAAATCTGCACTCGGAACCGTGGCATACATCCCCCGCGTAGTAGGTCAAGCTGTCAACGAGAGCGGCGAGATCGTGCGGGGCGAAGCTTCTAGCATCGAGCTAGACTATGTGACGATCGAACATATTTTCCCGCTGGCTTGGCAAAACGGAATTATTACGGAATGCGCGTTCGACAGCATGGTCACGCGGACAGGAAAGAATTACCTGTACTTGCAAATCCATCGGAAGGACGAAAACGGCCTTTACGTCATCGAGAACAGTATTTACCGCTACGAAAACGAGACGCTTTCTGACGCTCTGCTGACAGAGGTTCCGGGATTTGAGCGGATCCCTCCCGTGGTGCATACGGGAAGCGACAAGCGGCAGTTTGTCATCGACCGGCCGAACATTGCAAATAACCTTGATTATCTGCTTCCGGTTGGCATTTCCGTGTATGCGAATGCAATCGATGTTCTGTGCGGTGTGGATTGCGCCTATGACTGTTACGTCAATGAGTTTGAAAACGGCCCAATGATGATGATGATCAAAATGCCCGCTACAAGGTGGGAGGACGACGAACCGACGCTTGATGACAATGATCGGCGCTTTTATCTGCTCCCGGAAGATACACAGCAAGGGAACGTTGTGGAGACGATTTCCCCGACCCTTCGGACGGAACAACTGAATGTGGGCCTGCAAGACCATCTGAACATGCTGTCCAGTAAGTGTGGCTTCGGAGAGACTTATTACCGTTTTAATGGCGGTAGCGTCGCGACAGCCACACAGGTCATCAGCGAGAACAGCACCATGTTCCGCACCATCAAAAAGCATGAAATTGTTCTCGAACAGGTGCTTGTAGAACTATGCCGGATCCTTCTCCGGCTTGGGAATACCGCGATGAACGCGGGGCTGAACGAGGATGTGGAGATCAGCATTGATTTCGACGATTCTATCATTGAGGATAAGGCCACTGACTTTTCTCGCGATATGCAGCTTCTTAATGCTGGGATTATGAACGACTGGGAGTTCCGCATGAAGTGGATGAACGAAGACGAGGAGACCGCAAAAGCAGCACTTCCCAAAATGCAGGATATGACGACCGATGGGCAGGATGAGGTCGAGTAATGGCGCACTATCCATTTACTCCGGAACTGCTTGATGCACTTCCCGAAGAACTCGCTGAACTCTTCCGAGGACTTGAAGATGCGCTGCTTGATGAGATTTGCAGCCGCCTTGCACTGAAAGATCAGCTGAACGAAGTGACGGTTCAGGCGATTCGGGCGCTGCGGTTGCATGGCATCGATACAAAAGACGTCGAAAAGGCCATCCAGAAAACATCTGGGATCAGTGAAAAGAAGCTCAACAAGCTTTTTGACGATGTAATAGCCAGAAACCAGAAGTATTATACCGACGTCATTGATATGGCGGGGCTGACGCAGCCAGAAATGCTGGTCGATGCGCCTGTGATCGCCGCGATCCGGGCGCAGACACTTGATGAATTTCACAATATCACAGCTTCTATGGGCTTTCTGGTGGATAACGGCAGGACCATGCTGCGCCCGGCCAAAGCGTACCAATGGGCACTCGATTCTGCCGCCCTGCAGATCCAGACCGGCGCGGTCAGCTATAATCAGGCCATCAAGCCAGCGGTGCAGCAGCTTGCAAAGAGCGGCATAAAAACGGTCAATTATGAAAGCGGCCATGTTGACCAGATCGACGTCGCCGTGCGCCGCGCGGTGATGACCGGCGTCAACCAGATATGCGATCAATATACAAAGCAGTCAGCAGAATACCTGCAGACGCGGTATTTTGAGATATCCGCACATTCCGGTGCCCGAGACAAGCCCGGCCATTCTCCGTGGTCGAGCCACAAGGACTGGCAAGGGAAAGTCTATTACCAAAGTGAAAACGGTGAGCCTGATCCGATGGGTCTTTACGATGACCTTGTAGCTACTACCGGCTATGGATACGTCGATGGTCTGACCGGCGCGAACTGCCGCCATCATAAATACCCCTTTATTCCCGGAGTTTCAGAGCGCACTTACACCGATGACCAGCTTAAGCATATCGATGACGGGCTGGGGTGCGAATTCCAGGGGAAAAAGTATTCCGCATACGAGGCAACGCAGATGCAGCGCAAAATTGAGCGCACCATACGCAAATTAAAGCGCAAGAAAGCCGGTTATAACGCCGCTGGTCTGGCAAACGACGAACAGGCGGTAAGTATTCGCATCCAGAGGCAAAGACGCCAATACAAGGCGTTCAGCAAGGCCGCGGGGCTGCCGGAACAGCGAGAAAGGATGAAGGTGCTGTATTGATCGACGAAAAACTGAAAGCCGCCATTGAGCGGGCGCTTGCTGATGGCTGCCGTGTGCAGCTGAAGCGAATGAAAGACGGCACGATCAAAGCGCAGATCGTAAAAATGGAAGAGATCAAAAAATAAATACCTTCCCGCAGCGCAATGGAGCGCGCGGAAGTGGCACGAAGAGTCAGTTTGTAAGGGTTTCTTACAGGTTGGCTCTTTTTTCTTTGTAATCAATGGGCGACGGCCCTTAAACGGAGGCTTTTTATGGCAGAAGAACCCAACGTGCAGGGCACGGGAATCACTGCTCCCGAGCAGGAAAAAACGTTCACGCAGGCTGATGTCGATAAACTCATCCAGACGAGGCTCGATCGCGAACGGAAAAAGTACCCCAGCGAGGAAGAAATCACCGCCTATCGGACTTGGAAGGACAGTCAGCAGACCGAACAGGAGCGTCAGGCCAAGCAGGCAAAAGACCTTGCGGACAGCAAAGCGGCTCTTTCTGCCTCACAGGCAGAGGTCGAGCAGCTGCGGCGCGATAAATACGTGCTGAGCAAGGGCCTGACCGGCGAGGATGCCGAATTTGTTGCGTTTAAGGCTATGAAGATGGTCAACGACAAGACCACGTTTGAGCAGGCTGTCGACGCATTGACCGCAAACCGAAAGAAAGCAACATTCGACTGGACAGCCCCGACAGGAGGCGGCACAAAGGAAAACACAGCAAATCAGCAGATGAACGCCCTGATTCGTGGCGCTCTCAGATAAGAAAAGGAGTTATATATGCCGACTATTGATCGCAATTCTCTTTCCGGTCTTATTCCGGAACCCGTAACCCGTGACATCATGCAGGGCGCTATCGCAGAGTCCGCAGTCCTGCGCATGGGCCGCAGACTGGCGAATATGTCCAGCAAGACCCAGACCATCAACGTGCTCGACGCCCTGCCGTCTGCATTCTTTGTCAATGGTGAAGCGACCGACACTGGCGCTGGCGAAGCATTCAAGCAGACCACCAAGATGGCGTGGGACAAGAAGAAACTGTACGCCGAGGAAATCGCCGTCATCGTTCCGATCCCTGAAGCTGCCCTGGACGATGCAGACTATGACATTTGGGGCGAGGTCCGCCCGAGACTGACCGAGGCTTTCGGCAAGGTTATTGATGCGGCTATCCTGTTCGGCACGAACAAGCCGAGCACGTGGCGTGACGGCGTTGTTCCTTCGGCCATCGCTGCTGGCAACGGCGTGCCCGTCGGTACGAGCGTCTTTGACGACATCATGGGCGAGGGCGGCCTGATCGCAAAGGTCGAACTCGACGGTTTCAACCCGAATGGCGTTATGTCCGCGATCCAGATGCGCGGCAAGCTTCGTGGCCTGAAGGACACGACCGGCCAGCCCATCTTCAAGTCCGACATGCAGGGCGCGACCCGCTATGGCCTTGACGGCATGGATATGTACTTCCCGATGAACGGCGCATTTGACCCGTCTCAGGCGCAGATGATCGTCGGCGACTGGTCGCAGCTGGTCTATGCAATCCGGCAGGACATGACCTTCAAGATCTTCACCGAGGGCGTCATTCAGGACCCGACCACGAAGGCGATCACTTACAACCTCATGCAAAACGATATGGTCGCGCTGCGTGCGGTCATGCGCCTCGGCTGGGAAATCGCCAACCCGGTCAACGCTTACAACGCGGGCATTACCAACCCGTTCCCGTTCTCGGTCTACGGCAAGGCTGGCACGGTCTCCACTGTGACCGTCGCCCCGGCAACCGCGACCGTGGCGAAGGGCGCAAGCAAAGCATTTTCCGCCTCCGTTGCGGGTGAAGGCATCGTAAGTGGCGACGTCGAGTGGAGCCAGAGCGGTGCAAAGTCGTCTATCACGGAAGGCGGCGTGCTGACGGTCGCGTCCAATGAGACGTCCGCGAGCATTACCGTCACTGCAAAGTCGAAGCAGGACAGCACTAAGACCGGCACGGCAACTGTTACGGTCGGTTCGTAAAAAATGAAAGGAGCTGGTACGAATGATCTATGCCGACTATGAATTTTACTCCGGCTGCTATTACGGCAACGTCAACGAGGAGGATTTTCATCGTCTGGCCGTTCGTGCCAGCTCCTTCCTCGATTATTACACGCAGAACCGGGTAAAGAACCGCGCGGATCTGCATGAGGTGAAAATGGCATGCTGCGCGCTGGTCGACAGGTACAAGACCATCGAAGCTGCACAGGATCTTGCACAGAAGAACCTTACCGCCGGGCTTGCATCTGATTTCGGTGAATTGCAGAGCGAGACTGTGGGCGGTTACTCCCGCACGTTCCGAAGCAGCGGCGATTCTTCCGTTTCGGCCATGAAAGCCGCGGACAATCTGAAAGCGACGCTTGCGGCCACGGCGCGCGAATACCTGGCGCATACCGGCCTGCTGTACAGAGGGAGGTGCTTTTCATGTACGCTCCCCACACTGTAACCATCTACAACGTCACGCAGGAAACAGACCAGACCACGTTCAAAGACGTGCAAAAGTCTTATATCACAGTCCTCCGTGGCGTGATGCTGCAGGCGTCCAAAGCCGCAAATGTCCGCCAAAGCGGGCTAGAGGGCGCGGACGCTGTCAACCTGTATATTCCATTCTCCACGCCCGCTGTGGATGGCGTGACGGGCGCTGCGAAGCGCTACGTCGGGCCACAGGAATTCTGGCGAGCAGTCGATAAAAGCGGGCTCTGGACGCTCTCGACGGACGGCAACGGCGGCACGACCTTTTTTGTCAAGGGCGAAGTCGTTGAGCCGGAGAAGACCGAGGAAGCGATTGAAATGCTCTACGACGACGTTTACAAGGTCACGAAGGTAGACATGAAGGACCTCGGCAGCGCTGATATGCAGCACTGGGAAGTCGGAGGATCCTGATGTGCTGAAATTCTCCGTGGAAACGTCCGGGCTTAATGCAATCGCAGAAAAGCTGAAAGAGGTATGCAGCCGAGCGGAGCATATTGTTGCAGTTCAAGTTCGGAAGGACACAAGCCCATATGTTCCGTTTTTGACTGGCTCCCTCGATGAGAGAACGCGCGTGGACGGGAATACAGTCACCTACCCCGGCCCATACGCGCGGTTCCTCTACCACGGGAAGGTCATGATCGACCCGGAGACCGGAAGCACATACGCGCCGAAGGGCGGGACGAAGGTGCTGACCGACAAGAATCTTGTGTTCAATACCTCTGGACATTCTCAGGCCCAATCGCACTGGTTCGAGGCATCGAAAGCTGAAAACCTTGATAAATGGATCCGCGTTGCGGACAAGGCGGTGAAACATGGACTCTGAAAAACAGAAAAAGTTGGTATCAGCGGAAGAAGAACAGGATATCGCCCGAAAGATGATGGTCTGGGCGAACTCCTTTTCGGACGACGATATGCCAGCCGCGACGATCAACTATGAATTTCTCGCCGCAGATTCCGCAAGTATGGCGCTGTCCGCCATTCAGGGCGCGTACATCACGCGGAAATACCTGCTTGGCGGGCATGAAGCAGAATACCAATTTAAGATCATCGCCCGCATCATCCCCGGCAGCAGCAACGATAAGCGCCTGAAATGCGACGCCATGCTCAACCGCTTCGGAGACTGGGCTATGCAAAATTACCCGTCTTTGGGCGACGGGATGCGCGTCCGGCGCGTGGAAGCGTCCAGCCGTGCGGCTCTGTTCGCCCGGTACGATGACGGTACAGAAGACCATCAGATACTTATGAAACTGACATATGAGGTGATTTAACTATGGCAGATATGACCTTTAATACCACTTCCGGCCAGACCATTGACCGAGAATTGCTGATCGCATACCTGAACACCGGCGAGTCGGCGACGCCCGTCTGGTCTCCGTTCGGTAAGCGCGTCACCGACTCCAGTATGGAATATGACTGGCAGGAGGATTCCAGCAAGGATATCCTCGGCACGACCAGAACCACCATGAAGAAGCCCATCATCACGCAGAGCTTTGACCCGTGCGAGCTGGATTCTGGCGACGCGGCGCTCGTCAAGCTGTGGAATCTGGCCGTCAAGGATCAGGACGCGGCTGCGCTGGCGAACCGGGATGTTCTCATTGTCCACCACTACGCAGGTACGGCTAAGACGGCGGTTTTTGCGGAGCGCTACGACGGGACGATGGTCAAGCCCACGAGCCTCGGCGGCGAGGGCGGCGGTTTCGTCGGTATGCCGTTCGACGTGACGCTGGGCGGCACGCGCACGACCGGCACGGCTGCGATCGGCAGCAACGGCGCGATCACGTTTACGCCGGACTCCGCAGCCTGATGGAGGGACGATAAATGGCAGATATCAGATTTGATACCGGCGTCGTTGCTTTCAACCTGAACGATAAGATCGAAGTTTCCTTCAATCCTACCGACAGCGCGGTTGTAGAGAAGATCTACAGCACGTTCGAGGAACTGGACAGAAAGCAGGAAGCATACAAAGCGGAGATCGAAAAGTGCGCCGACAAGAAGGAGATCTTCGAGATCGCACGCCGCCGTGACGCGGAAATGCGGGACATGATCGACGGTCTGTTTGAAAAGCCGGTCTGCGCAGCGCTGTTTGGCACTATGAATGTCTACGCGCTGGCCGACGGCTTGCCGGTCTGGTGCAATCTGATGCTGGCCGTGATCGACCAGATCGACACAACGTTCAGCCGCGAACAGAAGCGCACGAACCCCCGTATCGCAAAATACACAGATAGATGGAAAAAGTAATCTATTCCCTGCCGACTTCGGTTGAGGTCAACGGAACAGAATACACCATCCAGTCAGATTATCGGGCGGTGCTGGATATCCTCACCGCCCTTTCTGATGGTGATCTCGACGAACAGGACAAAGCCGAAGCTGCGTTGACTATCTTCTATCCGGAGTTCTCGTCAATGCCTGCGTCGGATTACCAAGAAGCGCTGAATCAGTGCTTCCGGTTTATCGACCACGGGCAGGGGGCAAAGACGCAGGGAAAACAGCCCGCCGTTATGTCGTGGGAGCAGGATTTTGACATGATCATTTCCCCGGTCAACCGGATCGCTGGCTGCGAAGTCCGCAGTCTCCCATATCTCCATTGGTGGTCGTTTTTGTCGTACTACATGGAGATTGGCGATTGCCTCTTTGCGCAGGTCGTTGCGATCCGGGACAAAAAGGCCCGCGGGAAGCCGCTGGATAAGCAGGAGCGCGAATTCTACCGGCGGAACCGGAAAATGGTCGACCTGAAAACGACCTACACGGAGGCAGAGCAGAATCTACTTGCCGCGTGGGGGATCGGGGCACCAAAGCAAACATAAGGTGGTGAAACTATGGCGGACGGCAAGGTTGTTATTGCGGTCGATGCTGATGCAAAACAGGCTCAAAAAGAGCTGGATAAGGTCACAAAATCCATCGAAAAGATCCAAGCTGACCTGAACAAAAGCACTGGAGAACAGAGCGGGATCAAAGCAGAGCTGGACGCGGCAAAAGCATCCGCGAAGCAAACCGAAGATGCAATTCGGTCTCTGAAAACCGAGGCATCGCAGCTGACGCAAATAACGTCCGGCACTGTTTCTGTTGACCCAGCTCAATTTATCGCTGCGCAGGAGCGGCAGGCTGCCGTTACCGCGCAGCTGAAAGAGCAAGAGGCGGCTCTTGCCAAGCAGGACAAGGCGGTCGAGGCGCTTGATGCAAAATATGCCCGCGTGACCGACAAGGTGATCCAGCAAACAGCGGCACTTGACGATGCAAAAGAAAAGGCCGGAGCGCTCACGAAACAGATCACAAATGCGGGCGGTGCGTCCGAACGCATGGCCGAGGCGGCGTCGCGCGTTGAAAAGAGTATGTCCAAGTTTGGGAACCGGATCAGCGGACTTTTTAAGCGCGCGTTGGTATTTACGCTCATTTCCCGTGGCCTCTCTCAGCTGCGCAGCTGGCTTGGCGAGACGATCATGCAGAATGATGCAGCCCGTGCGTCTATCGCTCGGCTGAAAGCCGCCCTTTTGACGCTGGCACAGCCGATTCTTGAAGTTGTGATCCCGGTTTTTGTGAAGCTGGTCAACATTCTTACTCAGGTTGTGACGGCAATTGCAAAATTTTTCGGTATGCTGTCCGGTAAAAGCTGGGGCACGCAAGTATCTGCGGCAAAGGGCCTGACCGAAGAGAAGGAAGCACTCGAGGGCGTAGGTTCTGCCGCTGAGGATGCGAGCAAGAGCATGGCGAGCTTCGACGAGATCAACCAGATCACAAGCAATCAGGCGTCGGATGCTGGCGGCGGTGGCGGCGGCTCTTCCGGCACGGAGGGCATCACCCCGGATTTCTCGAATCTTGATATGGCAGAAGACAAACTGCATGATATTCTCGGGATTGTCGGTGCGATTGCGGCCGGTTTGCTTGCGTGGAAAATCGCGAGTATGTTTACAGATGATCTCAGCAAGATCGGTGGCATTGCACTTGCCGCGGCGGGCGCGTTTGCGCTTATCTATTTCTGGCTGGACGCATGGAAAAACGGAATCGATTTGCAGAACTTCGCCGGTATGCTGGCTGGACTCGTGGCGTTGGCTGGTGGCCTTGCGATTGCATTTGGCGCAACTGCTGCGGGCATTGCCCTTGTAGTAGGCGGTCTTGCAATGCTGATTGTCGGCATTAAAGATGTGATTGAAAACGGCCTGACGTTAGAAAATACGTTGACGATTATCGCCGGGCTTCTTGCCGCTGGCATTGGTATCGGTCTTCTGACTGGAAACTGGATCCCGCTACTCATTGCGGCAATTGCGTCCGTTCTGCTGGCCCTTGTGTACTTCACCGGGCACGGTGAAGAGCTTATCAGCGGCCTGAAAGATGTTGTTGAGGGTTTCGGCAAGTTTTTCAAAGGCGTTTTCTCAGGCGATTTGAAGCTCGCAGCAGAGGGCGCAAAGCAGATCTGGGAAGGTATGAAAAAAACGTGGAACGCCATTGTAAGCTCCATCCGCGATGCGTGGAATGCGTTCATCACGTGGATGCAGTCTAAGAACCCAGCGCTGGCCGCGATCTTTCAGACTATCGGGAAATTGTTTTCCGACCAGTACAACGCATGGGTAAAAATCCTGAAAGGTTTGATCACGTTCCTGACCGGCATTTTCACAGGCGACTGGAAAAAGGCTTGGAACGGTGTGCTCGAAATTTTGAAGGGTATCTGGAATCTAATTGTCGGCACGGTTGAGGGCGCAATCAATTTCATCATTGACGGTATCAATCTCCTAATTTCCGCGCTGAATAAAATTCAGGTCAACATTCCCGAGTGGGTCCCGTTGTTGGGCGGCAAGACCTTCGGCATCAACATTGCGCCGGTCAGTAGAATCGAGCTTCCCCGTCTCGCCTCCGGCGCGGTCATCCCGCCGAACCGGGAATTCCTCGCGGTGCTGGGAGACCAGAAGAGCGGGACGAATATTGAGACGCCGCTGGAAACCATGCTGCAGGCGTTCCGGCAGGCACTCAACGAGAATGGAGGCAGCGGCCGGAGCATCACGGTCGTGCTCGAGATGGACAAGCGGGAGTTCGCCCGCGCCGTCTACAAGGCAAACAATGATGAGACGCAGCGTGTCGGCGTGAAGCTCGCGGGGGTGAAAGCATGAATAGTGTATTGAGCCTTGACGGAAAAGCGTATCCGAATCTGCACGTCGTGAGTCTGAAACGTTCGTTCTCCGTGCTTGATGGCGACAATGCCGGGCGCGTGATGACCGGCGCAATGACGCGCGACATCATCGGCACCTATTACAATTACAGTCTGGAAATTGATTCCGTGACATCGAACCCCGAGGAATACGACGAGTTTTATGAAACGATCTCCGCACCGGCAGACAGCCACGTACTGACAGTCCCCTATGCGCAGACGACCATGACGTTCGACGCGTATGTTGCAAATGGCGACGATGAACTGGCGTCCAGCTATGCCGGGAAAAACAGCTGGCAGAACCTGACCGTCAATTTTGTTGCCATGAAGCCCAAGAGGACCCCGGCATGAGCGTGAGAGTAGTATATGAGGACGTCGCGGTCGGCGCTGCAGCTGCGTCGACAGTAACGACGACGGCGAGAAAAGACTTTGCCAACCCTGCTCTGATCCCCTACGGTACAGACGCCGGGCTGCTGGCGTCATTCGAGCAGAATCAGTGGGTTCTTGACGGGACGCGCGTCTTGCTCGGGAGCCAGCGGGCCGCATTCTGGTCCGCGGTGCAAAGCAACGACGACTGCACGTTTGACGCAGCACCGACGATCACGATCTCCCTGAACGGTCAGTTCTCGTCCCCGGGCATTTTCTTCTACTTCGACGGCTCGGAGGGTGACTATTGCAGTGAGATCGTCCTGACGTGGTACAACGGCGAAGAACAGCTTGCGAGCAAGACCTTCACGCCGAACTCGTACAAGTATTTCTGCGAGCAGCAGGTCGACCTATATAACAAGCTCGTCATCCAGATCAATAAGACGAATCTGCCAAAGCACTACGCGAAGATTTCACAGATCTTCTTTGGCATCGTCCGGGAATTTGAGCGGGCGGAACTCCGCTCCGTCAGAGTGACGGAGGGCCTGAACATCATTTCAGACGATCTGGAGATCAACACGCTCGACTTCTCGCTGGACAGTGCGGATGACATTGATTACGTCTTCCAGCAGAAGCAGCCCGTCAGCGCGTATGACTCGGATCACCTGATCGGCGTGTTTTACATCGAATCGTCCTCCCGCAAGAGCGTCAGCGTCTATGATGTCTCCTGTATCGATGCCCTCGGCGTCATGGACAGTGAGCCGTTTGCGGCTGCGATCTATTCCGGCGCGTCCGCAAAGACGCTGATACAGACGATCCTTGCCGGGCACTTCACACTGGAATACGACTCCGCGCTGGATGACGCGAAGGTCACGGGCTACATCCCGGACTGCACGAAGCGCGAGGCGCTGCAGCAGATCGCATTCGCGATCTGCGCCACCATCGACACCAGCGGCACGCGCGGGATCAAGGTGCGGAAGCTCCCGGCTGACGAACCGGTGGAGATCCCGCTGGACCGGATCTATACCGGCGGCAGCGTGGAGACGTCCTCCCCGGTGACGGAGGTGCGCGTGACGGCGCATGCGTATAAAACGACCGGCAGCGGTGACAGCGTAGAGGTCGACGGCACGACGTATTACCACACGACGACCGTCACGACGAAGACCAACCCGAAGGTCACGGCTACGACGAAGCCGAATGTTGTTGAGGTCAAGGACGCGACACTGGTCAGCAGCAGTAACGTCGCTGCGGTCGCCCAGCACGTCTACGACTATTACATGCGCCGCCAGCGCCACAGCGCACGGATCGTCATGGACGGCGAGACCCCCGGCGATTACGTCAAAACGACAACGCCGTGGGGCAGCACGATCACCGGTACGATCACCAGCATGGGTATCCGCCTCAGCGGTATTGCAGCGGCGGATTGCGAAATTGTAGGATCCTGAGAAACGGAGGTACATCCTATGGTCCAGGGTGATGCCTATAACATCGATATTTCCATCACGAACAACGGCGAAGCGCTCGATATCGACGATATCGAGACCGTCGAGGTCTCGCTTCTGTATCTGCAGAAGAAATACCCCGGCGAAGTCGAATACAAGGACGGAAAATTCCGCTTCCCGCTGACGCAGCAGGAGACATTCAAGCTCCCGCGGACCTGCCAGATGCAGGTGCGGGTGAAATTCACTTCGGGGGATGTCATCGGTTCCCCGATCCAGCAGATCGACGTTCTGCACGCGCTGTCAAAGGTGGTGCTGTAATGGTTCCAGTGACGCCGGTCGCGTTTGAGCTGGCCGGAGATCGCGCGCTGCGCTTTGACACCGGCGGAGGCAGCGACGTCTCCTTCGGCTTCTCGGCCTCCATATCCGCCGGGGGCGGCAAGCCTTACACCGGGGCATACGAGGTCACGCCCAAGATCTATGAGGCGGTCTCACTGGAAACGAAAGACCGCTCCCTGAAAGACAATGTAACCGTCAAGAAGATCCCCCAATATATCGTCTCGAACGATGCGGGGGGCGCAACACTCATTATGGGGGATGAATATTTTGGCTAATCAGTATGTAAATAAAGTCATAATCGGTACCGAAGTCAAGCTCGACCTCACGCAGGACGACATTACGCCGGACAAGCTGGCAGAGGGCGTCAAGGCCCACGACCGGACCGGCGCGCCCATCGTCGGCACGAGCACCAAAGACGCGGATACCACAGACGCGACGGCTGCGGCTGCGGAAATCCTGAAGGACAAGACCGCCTATGTGGCGGGCGCGAAGGTCACCGGCACGATGCCGAACAACGGCGCGAAGACGCTGGATATCACCGATAAATCCACGCCTGTCACGATCCCGATGGGCTTCCACGACGGCTCCGGCAAAGCGCAGATCGCGGAGGATGAGGCGGCAAAGCTGATCCCGAAGAACATTCGCGAGGGCATCAACATTTTGGGTGTCGAAGGCGAAATGTCCGGCTCCGGGGGCATGAAGCCGCAGGCGAAGACGGCCACGCCGACCTTTGCCTCGCAGCAGCTCTTACCCGATGAAGGGTACAACTGCTTGTCGCAGGTGACGGTTGAGGCCATCCCGGTATCCTATACTGACAATGCCCAGGGAGGCCAGACACTGAAAGTAGGTGCTTGACGTGGGCGTCAATAAAGTTGAGATCAATGGCGTGGTCAAGCTCGACCTGACGGCGGATACCGTCACGGCGGCGAAGCTCGCGCAGGGCGAGACCGCGCACGACGCGAGCGGCGAGCTTATCACCGGCACCATGACCGCCCCGCAGCTGCAGATCGTCGTTACGACCAGCGCGGGCGCGACCGTCACGGCCACGAAGGGCGGCAAGACGATTTCCGGGACGGCAGATGCGAGCGGGAGCTGCACGTTGATAGTTGGTGAGACTGGAACGTGGGCTGTGACAGCTGCATCGGGAAGTATGTCTAAATCTATCGATGTAGTTGTTGGATCTGTCGAAGCTACGCTGAACCTGATTGACCCTGTTTTTGGCAATAACGACTGGTCGACTATTATTGCTGCGTGTCAGTCTGGCAGTGTTCCCGATGCTTGGGCTGTCGGTGACAGCAAAGAGATGACAATCAGCAATAAAGCATACCAGATCGACATCATCGGCAAGAACCACGATGACTACGCCGACGGCTCGGGCAAGGCTCCGCTGACGTTCCAACTTCATGCCTGCTATTCCAAAGCTAAAATGCTTAGCTCGAATGTTACTTACACATGGCAGAAGTCGACAATGCGTACCAGTACGTTGCCGGCTATTTTGAAGAGGATGCCTGCTGAAGTGCAGGCTGCGATTCGAGAAGTTACAAAACTAACTGGAGCCAGCGCGTATTTGTCGGAATTAGATTCTACAGCAGATAAGCTATTTATATTAAGTGACGATGAGCTAGGTATAGGTTATAATTCGGTAGCAGGCGAAGGTACCATGTACGAGTACTATACAGGTGCCAGCAGTCGTCGCATAAAGCAGTATAACAATACAAATTCTTATTGGTGGCTGCGTTCAATCTGCACGGACAATAATCATAAAGGCAGTGTAAAGTGTATAAACACTAGCGGCTCTCTCTATCAATTTAGTGGTTCTGCTACTGACTACGGTGTGACATTTGGCTTTTGCTTCTAACTATGTAGGTATGGCCCTTAAGGTCATTCTGATAACAAGCCGACGGGCGTTAAGGAGCTTCTATGAGTACGATTATTGACACCCTCATCACTGACCGAACGGCAGCGGACGTCGCACGCGTGCACGAGTTGGCCGTGAAGGGCTACGCGGGCATGACGGCGGCGGAGCTGGCGGAGTGGCTGGCGGGGATGAAGGGCGCATACAACGCCGTTGACCTCAACCGCGTCGGGACGGCGCTGAACTACCTCCGCGACCTCATGACCGGCGTCTGCGGCATGGATATCACGTGGCAGGCGAAGACGGATTGGGCTATGACGGACGTTATAACAGCCGCACAGGGGGGCGCATACCACGACCAGATCAGCGACGTCCGCGCCGCGCTCGCCTACCCCGCAAATGCCCCGGATGTGCCGGAGATCGCACTGCTGACGTATGCGGGCGCAAACGATATCGAGCGCATCCTGACCATCTGCGAGACGCTGGTCGACAATGTGATAAATGCGTTTCGCTACACTGGCGCGGCGGAGTGCACCGCGGGAGGATTACTATGACAGATAGACAACCGACACAGGTACTGGCGAACGGGGCCATCCGCTATGGCATCTACAACGCGGACGGCACGCTTGACCATTACGAATATCTCCGGCGCGAGGACGCGCCGACCGTCGAGGGAACGCCGCTCAGCAAGGCAAATCTTCTCTCGGACGCCACAGCTTCGAAGCTCTGGCCCGGCAGCAACAAGCCGGAGGACCCAACTGTCAACCAGGCATTTGAAAAGCTATCGAAGGGCATGCACCTCGTCGGCGATATCGAGCTGACGTCCCGTGAAGCACCGTCTTCCGCGTGGCTCCCCTGCGACGGTCGGTTCATCACGCAGGCGCAGTACCCCGAGCTATACCCCATCCTCAGAGCAGCAGCGACGAGCGAGGATTGGACAGCCCAAGTTGTGGCGACAACGGCGGGCGACAGCTCCGATGCCGACGATATCATTTCCTACGCAAATGGGTATTGGTTCCGCAGCAGAATCAAGGACGACCTGACAGTAGAGCTTTACCGGTCCAGCAACGGAACAACGTGGGCAAAATGTTCAGTTCCGTCGACTGTACATCAAATCGGTCCCATCCACTACTACAATTTGAAATACGTATGCTTATGCACATACGGAAGCAGCTACGAAGTGCGACTTTTGACAGCGACCAATCCTGCAAATTCGTGGTCTGTAATGAGCGAATCTGGTGAAGGAATCGGCGACCACACTTATATCGTAGACTTCGATGTTCTGTATGACGGCGCGAGTTATTATGTCTATACAGATAAATATAACAACTATGCGCACGTTTACCATTCCTCCAATCCTGCCACAGGGTGGACGGACGAAAAGCTCTATAGCGGCACTTCGCCTATTCAAGACGCTATCTATGATGCTGCCTCTGGATACTTCTTCTTCTTCAACGGGTCTACGCTCTATCGCTGCAGAACATTGCACGACCAGACAACATGGGAAACTATGACTTCTGTCGGTGTGAATGGCGGTGGGTCGATTGCTGTTTATGAAAACACCATAGTTGCTGCAGTCACTGGTAAGCTTCTGTACTCGTTGAATGCAGGAACGAGCTTTACGACAAAAACCGGAAATCAGTATCTAGTCGGAAATCTGATCGCGTTCGACGGCTTTTTTGCTGGTGCAGGTGGTACGTCGATTCAGATTTCAGACGACATCGCCGCTGGCTTTATCTCCGTGGATGTTGGGTACGAAGTTACTTCTCTAGCCGGAAATGGTAATTTCCTGATTGGCTCTTGCAAATCTACTTCCACCGTCATGCGCAATGTCTACCACGACTATACCTACGACAGCAAGCGCATCCCGAATATCACGCCGGATGTTCGCAGCCATGCCTACATCAAGGCCGTGGAGGAATGAGCCATGCGGGACAGAAAAGGGACGAACGATCTGGCGAACGGCGCGGTCTGCTACGGGGCCTATGACGCGGCGGGGAATCCGCTGCGTCAGGTCTGGCTCCGGCTGCAAGACGAACCGCTGGCCGAGGAAACGCCGCTCGTCAAGGCGAATCTGCTGACCGACGAAACTGCCGCCCTCCTCTGGACGGCGGGCGACGCTCCGGCCGACCCGACCATCAACGACGCGCTGGACAAGCTCTCCACGCCGCAATACAAGATCGGCGATCTACTCGTCACCGTGCGGGAGCTGGCCGCCCCGTGGAACGCCTGCGACGGCTCGGCCTTCTCGCAGACGGACTACCCGGAGCTTTATAACCAGCTCGGTGGCGATACGCTACCAAACGTCAGCTATTCTGACGACACGGTTACTTACATCAAAATGGCCAACGACTGACCGTTGGGAAATACATAAAAGAGGTAAAAACATGGATGCTGGAACCATCACGATTATCTGCGCCGTCCTCGGCTCGTCCGCGCTGACGACGGTCATTCAGGCCATCGTCGGCGCAGCGCAGAAGAAGAAAACACAGGCAGACTCCCAGGGCGACCATCTGGCCGAGATCGACAAAAAGCTCGACAAGATGCAGAAGCACCAGGATGAGCAATACCTGTCTATCCTGCGCCTGACGATCATGTCAGAGGAAATGCCAATGTCGGAGCGATTGATCGCGGGCAAAAAATACGTAGATCTGGGAGGAAACGGGGACGTCAAGCAATTCCTACATCAGCTGGAAGCGCAGTGCGAAAGGAAGTGAAGCTGTGAGATTCAAACTCCGCTGGACAAAAGGCGAAATGTCCAGGACCATTGTGTTTTACTGCATCCGCGTGTTAACCCTCACGCTTGTGTGGGCAGTGCTGCTGGAGACGATCGCCGTCCTGTTCCAGCTGGACATCGATCTTTCCGCCGTGCTGACGTTCACCGCCGCGGCGTTCGGCGGGGAGCTGCTTCTGCTCGCATTCAAGCGGGTCTTCGCGAAAAAAAGCGAAGACGAATAACCAGAACCACGAAAGGGGTACATATGGAAAACATCATCAAGCGGCTCGGGAATCTCCTGAGCGTCAAATCCATCGTTACACTTGGCCTGACCATCATCTTCGCCGTTCTCTCCCTGCGGGGCGATATCTCCGGCAAGGACTTCCTGACGATCTTCCTGACGGTCATCACCTTCTACTTCGGCACCCAGAGCCAGAAGGTGCAGGACGCCATCGAGGGCGGCAGCACGAAGGAGGATACGCAGAAATGAGTGTCATGAAAGCGTCTGAACTCGTCAAAAAGCATATCGACGTCGCGAAAAACTACAAGACCGTTTACATGTGGGGCTGCTTCGGCTCGCCGGTGTCTGAGGGGATCATTTCCGAGAAGGCGAAGAAGTATCCGGACTGGTACACTGCGGCGAAGCAGGCCAGATATCGCGGCCTCATCGGCAAAGGCTACTTCGGTTTCGACTGCGTGAACCTGACGAAGGGCATTCTCTGGGGCTGGAACGGCAATAAGAACGCCTACCACGGCGGCGCGCGCTATGCTGGCAACGCCGTCCCGGACGTCTCCGCCGACGACATGATCGCCAAGTGCAAGGACGTATCGTCGACCGGCTGGGACAAGCTCGTTCCCGGCGAAGGACTCTGGATGCCTGGGCACTGGGGCCTGTACATCGGCGACGGTCTAGCCGTCGAGTGTACGCCCATCTGGGAGGACGGCGTGCAGATCACGTGTGTTGGCAACATCGGCCTAAAGGGCGGCTACAACAGCCGCAAGTGGCAGAAACACGGGAAACTCCCGTGGGTCGACTACGACACCGAGACGGTCGACAAGACCGTCGAGGATGCCAAGAAGACCATCAAGGCAAAGGCCGGTCTCGCGGACAACACCATCAAGTATCTCGCCGATTATAAGTACGGCGACGATCTGCTGAAAAAACTGGCTGCAGCCATGAAGTAAGGGGGGCGGGTCTATGTCACCGCAGGCGCGCGCCAAGCTGCCGCCGGAGCTGGGCGGCCTGACGCGGAAGGACATGGAAGCCGTGATCTATCAGGCCAATCTCGGCCGCGAGAACGCGCAGATCGCGCAGCTCTATTTCGTGGACAAGCTTCCGCAGGTCGATGTTGCGACAGAACTGTATCTCGGCAGGGCCACCGTGCAGCGGCGATTGCCGGAGATCATGGAGAGGATGAAAGCCGCGTCCGGCAATCTCCCGAGCTGAACAAAAGTGATGCCGGTCTGATGCACAACTGAGGCACAAGGAACCGAAAAAAAGCCCATACTGAACACATCAAAGGAGTGTTCGGTATGGGCTTTTCTTATTTTAATCCGAACCCGGCCGGGCGTCAGGTCGGAGACTGCACGGTCCGGGCGATCTCCAAAGCGACAGGGCAGAGCTGGGATGAGACGTACATGGGCCTGTGCCCGCAGGGGCTTATCATGGGCGATATGCCGTCCGCAAACAGCGTATGGGGCGCATACCTCCGGCAGCATGGCTTTGCCCGGAACGTGATCCCGAACACATGCCCGGACTGCTATACGGTCGCGGAGTTCGCGGCAGACCATCCGCGCGGCGTGTATGTGCTGGCCTTATCCAGCCACGTCGTGTGCGTGGAGGACGGAAGCTATTTTGACACGTGGGACAGCGGCAGTGAGATCCCGCTGTTCTATTGGGCAAAGGAGGAAACCTGATGTTTGGACAACAGCCGTACAACGTATATCAGCAGCCGATCTACAATCAGCCGCCCATGCCGCCGATGCAGGAACCGCAGATGCAAATGCGCCCACAATATCAGCCCGCACCGCAGATGCAGTATCCGCAGCAGCCGCAGCAGAACCAAGCGATCATCTGGGTCCCGAACGAGAAGTCGGCGAATGATTTTATTGTCGCACCCAACAATGCGGTTACCCTCTGGGATATGAACGCGCCGGTTGTGTACGTCAAAAAGGCCGATGCAAGCGGCAAACCTACTATGACAACGTACGATCTTGTAGAGCGCACACAGGCTGTTATAACGCCCACGGCGCCGCGAAAAGACCAGAGCGAGGAATACGTGACCCGCAGAGAGTTTGACGAGCTGGTGGCCAAGCTGACGGCTCCCAGCGTCAGGCCGACAAGAAAGGTAAAGGAGGCAGAACCCAATGGCGAATCCGCTGTTTAATGCCCTCGGCGGCGCGCAAATGCCCGGTACGGTCGGGCAGTTCCAAAACATGGTGCAGCAGTTCCGACAGTTTCAGCAGACATTTCAGGGCGACCCGAAAGCCGAGGTTGAAAAACTGGTGCAGTCCGGGAAGATCTCGCAGCAGCAGCTGAATCAAATGCAGCAGATGGCTGTGCAGTTCCGGCAACTGCTCGGATAACTTAATTTCAATTCGTGGCCACGATTGAGATAAATCAAAAATCTACGAAAGGATAATTTGTATGAGTCTTACTGATGGAGGCATCCAGACGACTATGCCTGTTCAGCCCGCGAACAACTACGGCGGCGGCATGGGAATGTGGGGCGACAACTGGATCTGGATCATTGTGCTCTTCCTCTTCGGCTGGGGCCGAAACGGTTGGGGTGGCAATGGTAACGGTAACGGCGGCGTGATGGATGGCTATGTGCTTACGTCCGATTTCGCGAACCTCGAACGCAAGCTGGACAGCGTGAACTCCGGGCTGTGCGACGGCTTCTACGCCATGAACGCCGGCATGCTCAATGGCTTTGCTGGCGTAACGCAGGCTGTGACAAACGGCTTCTCGCAGGCCGAGGTCGCACGCTGCAACGCGCAGATGGCGTTCATGCAGCAGCTCAATGCACTGCAGGCGCAGATCGCAAGCTGCTGCTGCGAAACCAGAGAGGCGATTCAGGGCGTGAACTACAACCTCGCCACGCAGGCTTGCGATACGCGGAACCTTGTGCAGAACACCACCCGCGATATCATCGACGCTATGAACTGCGGCTTCCGCAGCATCGACCAGCGTCTGACCGCGCAGGAGCTTGCTGCGAAGGATGCGAAAATCGCTGAACAGAGTCAGCAGCTCTTCGCTGCACAGCTGGCAGCGTCTCAGGCCGCGCAGAACGATACGTTGAAATCCTACGTGAGCGGGCAGCTGGCGTATTACAACCCGCGCCCGGTCCCCTCGTTTGCGGTCCCGGCTCCGTACCAGTACGCAGGTTGCAACAGCGGCTACAACTATGGCTGCGGCGGCTGCGCTGCGTAACAACTCCATACCGTAGAGCTTTTTCGTGGCCTCACGAAAATGATCGGCCCCATTGCCGATACTCGATAGCAATGCGGCGGGGCGACTACCCCGCCGCTATATTTTTACGAAAGGACTGATTTTATGGCCGAATTCACCAACTCCAATATCGTCAACGTCGCCGCTGGGCAGAATGTCCCGCTGACGGAAACCGCAGTCAGCAGCAAACCGTGTATCGTGCACCGCAGGGGCAGCGGGCAGGTAACGCTCCACGGACTGACCAATCAGTGCAGGGCGATTTTCAAGGTCTCTTATGGCGGCAATATCGCTATCCCGACCGGCGGCACAGTCGAGGCGATCACCGCCGCGCTTGCGATCAACGGCGAAGCTTTGACCAGCGCGACTGCAACCGTTACTCCGGCTGCTGTCGAAAACTACTTTAATGTTTATGTCTCCGCGCAGGTAAGCGTGCCGAAGGGCTGCTGCGTGACGGTAGGCATGCGCAACACCAGCACGCAGGCGGTCAATTTTGCGAACAGCAACCTGACCGTCGAGCGTGTGGCTTGAAAGGAGGACGCAATATGTATGATCTGAGAAATCTCCGTGAAATGCTCTGCAAGGAGCTTGACGATATCGCGGATAAGCGTGAAATGTCTGCTGGAGACCTCGACGCGATCCAGAAGCTTACCAGCTCCATCAAGAACACCTATAAAATTGAAATGCTCGAGGATGGCGGCTATTCTCGTGATGGAGAGTGGGAAGCGGACATGCGTGGCACGTACGGCCGCGGCAGCTCATATCGCGGTCGCCGACGTGATGCGATGGGCCGCTACAGCCGTGCTGACGCCCGCGAGCATATGCGTACGAAACTAGAGGATATGATGCGCGACGCGGACGACGATACGACCCGTGAAGCGATCCGCCGCTGCATGGAGCAGATCGAGCGGGCATAGGGAGGGACGCGCATGCTGGATGAAGCCGAGATCCGAAAGGAGATTGCACGGCTGGAATATGAAGAATCCAGCTATCCCAACTATGCCAAGCTGGCAGACCTTTATGTGATACGCAATAAAATGCAAGAGGATGAGCGTGGAGGTCGGAGTATGCGCGTATCAACTTACTCCGGGGACCCAGCGCCAGCGATTCAGACGGAAGCCCCGCAGACAGTAGGCAGCTACGGCGACAGCGACTTCCTGCGTGCGGTCGCAGGGAAATATCCGTCCAGAGTATGGCCAATCATTGACGAACTAATGGATACACTTGCAATTGTCAACGCGAAAGTATATAATTCTGTTATGCAGAAAATACAACGCATGTGATATGTTAGTTATTTGTTAGCAACCGAAAAAAACTATAAGTGCCTGAAAATGTTTTTTGCTTTTGGATTTGCCGATAAAGACTTAAAGATGCCCGAAAATGTCTGAAAATAGTCCGGAAAATTAAGACGGCATGCCTTTTAAGCAGGGTGTCCGGAGTTCGAATCTCCGGCGGGTCACCAAGAAATCCTTGAAATCTCAATGGTTTCAAGGATTTTTGTTTTTGACTGCTTTTTGATTTGTTAGCAACGTGTTAGCAACCGGCGCGTCAATTGCTTCTACGAGCTGGTCGATATCAAAGTGCTCATAAATGTTTGCAGTCGTAGAATAGTCGGCGTGTCCAAGCATCTTCTGCAGCAATTCTGGTTTGATATTGTTTGCAACTGCCCAGCTTGCGAACGTATGCCGTGTAGCGTGTGGTGTTTTCTTTGGGATCCCGAGCCGCTCTAAAAGCGGGTAGTAGTCACGGTTCCGGAAATTCGCGGCTACCTTTTGACCTTCATAGCCGGAAATTAAAAGCTCCCCCTTCGCGCGTTCTTTGAATTCGGCAAAGTATTTCCGCCCTTCTGAGCGGATAGGGATTATCCGGTTCCGCCCCGCTTTGGTTTTTTCGCCGCCGATTACATAGGTTTCGTGCACGTTCTCTGTGCGAAGCCCAAACAGTTCGCCGATTCGCATGCCGGTATAAATCATCATGAGAACGAGCCTGGCCTCCTGCGAGCCGTCTTTCTCGATCTTCTTTATTTCATCGGCGGAAAAGATCTCTTTCTCTTTCTTGACGTTCTCCGGAAGCTTGACGAACGACGCAAAATTGGTAGTTATGAGCTCCTGCCGAATCCCCCATTGAGACATTTGTGTTACGAGCTGTTTGAATTTTGAAAGGGTCGAGTAAGATTTCGCACTGTATTGATCGATTACCGCCTGATAGTCGGCGGTTCGAAGCTCCCGGAACTTCCTTTCATGCAGCGGCTCAAAAATATCATAGGCCCTTTCGTAGGATTCGGTTCCTTTTGCTCCAATATCGCGAAAGTGTTCATCCTTCCAAGCTTCATAGACTTCTTTAAATGTCCAGTTATATATTTCATCAAGACTTCTGCCCTGCAGGCGCGCCAGCGCCTCCAGGGCGGAAGTCTTTTTATCGTAGTATCCGACGATAACGCCGGACTTGGCAGCGACCCACGGCCGCTTCCGACGGCCCTGCAGCTTATATACGGTTCCTGTCCCGTTCGCGCGCTTTAGTGATTTCTTCTGTGTGTCTTGCTGCCTCCGGCCGCACCAACAGCAAAAAAGAGACCCATCCGGGATTTCCTTTTTACATTTTACGCATTGCGTCATGTAGAGTCCTCCCTGTTTTCACGCCGGATGATGCGTAGGATCACGATGCCGCCGAAGATGACGGAGGCAGCGATCAGAGCGATAAATGCCCAGGCGAGCGCGGAGAGCGTTCCGCCCTGGATGAGACCGGCCTTTTTTATCTGGGCGTCAATGACAAGGTAAGCCACCAGAGAGACCGCCAGCATGGCCGAGATGAACAGCAGCACGTAGCATATCGTGTGCGTAGACTTGATCTGCGCCCGCTGGGCGCCATTCGTTGCAAGCAATCTGGCGTTCTCGATTTCCAGCTCATTGTTTCGCTCCTTCAGTTTGCCAGAATCAGCTACGGGCCTCGGCAGGCCGCACAGCTCGTCCAGCGAGAGGCCAAGCGTGTCGGCAGTTGCAGCAGCGTTATAAAGCAGAGGGTTCGCCTGCGTGCCGGAATCGACTCTGCAGATGTTGGAGTACGGGACGCCGGACTTTTCGGATAATGTCTTTGCGGTCATGCCGAGATCATTTCTTCGCTGCCGGATCTTCTGCGAATACGCATCAAAAAACGGCTGCAATTTTTCCATTGATGTCAAAATAAACGCCTCCAGTAGCAGATTTGCAGAATTTTAAAAACAGGATAAGAAATTTGCACTTCAGACTACGGGTTTTGCAAAACAGGGTAGCGATACGCAATCCGGAGTATGGACTTTCCCGGATAAACTCTGCTACGATATAGACGTAGCAGATAGCTGCTTCAATGGATATCTGCTGCAAGGCCCCATCGTATGTTCCAGATACGATGGGGCCGATCAGACGACAGTATGGAATCAAGAGGTCAGTCCCAAAACGTGGATATTCATTCTCCGGCTTTGCCGAAAAATCGATGAATAGTTTGTGCGGAATGCCAAGTTGATTTTTAGAACAAACGTTCTATAATATGATATACGGGAGGAAAAACATGGAGAGCATCAACATCCGGTTCGACCACGGGAAGGTCAACGTAATTGTCGATGGAGCGCTGTTTAAGGATGTGCATAGCCTGAGCCTGGACTACATCAAGGGCGTCCCGCTCCTTTTCGCCTGCGTCGCCGATGTAAGCCAGGAGCAGAACGACCGCAGGGAACCGCGGATATTGAACTGATAGAAAGGATGGGTATTACAATGCTGCAGAAAGTCATGACGTATTTGCTGGCCGTCGCGCTCGTGGCACTGATCGGATTTCTTGTCACGTTCGTCATCATGGAAGTCAAGATGACAAAAGCAATGAGGGAATCAGAAGAAAGATATCGCCAATGTCTCGAGGAGATCGAGCGGGAATACAAGAAGAAGCGAGAAAATCAGCCGCGGTCGTAATATTTCATGGTCATGCTGGGGACCGTAACTGAGTTTCCGAGGATAGCAATGTAGGTCGCAACACCGTTGCATTCGCCGTAGCATGTGATCCAGTCGTTTTCTAGGATCCTGCTTTCACCTTCGCCTCTTGTATAGGCGACGTACCAGATCCCGTAATCCGTCTGGACTCTGTAAACAGCGGAGTCCAGAATCCCCTCTTGAACCTGAATGACGGTCCCGCTGATCACGGTCTTCCGGCCTTTGTACTCGTCCGGTGTTCTTGAGATCCCGGAATAGGAAAGATCCTCGCATTCTGCGATATACTCGGCCCGAAGTTCATCGGGCGTCTTCGAGGCATCGGATACGGTGGAGTCGGAAGACCCACCCTGAGAGAGCAGCGCAACGCAGAGAATAAAGAAGAGCGCGATACAGAGGATGACAATCACCTGCTCTGCAGTGCTCATTCGTTTCCTGTGACGCGCGCCGCAGGCTGGGCACTTCTTGGCCTTCGCACTGATCTGCGCGCCGCAGGTGCGGCATACAGCCTTCCTGTTTGGTGCTCCGCAGCTTGGGCATTTCTTCGATTTTTCGTTAAATTCTTCCCCACATCTGGGGCAGACGACTTTATATATTTGCTTCTGCATGATTACATCGCTCTCCGTCATTTATCTGGTAATACTTAGATATTATCATCAAAACATAGCGGCTGCAACGTGAATACTGCATAAAAATAGACGTCGGAATTTGGAACTTTGGAGACAGGAACCTATGATGAATGAAAAGGAAAACGCTACACTGAAAGAACTGATTGAAACTCTGGCACGATTTACGCCTGAACAGCTCAGCCTTTTTCTATCTGCTTCGCAACAGCTAATAGAGCAGACGCTAATTCAGGATGATCCTTGCATATCCGAATGATTTGCTGGATATCCTCCGGCAGATCACTTATAAGCGCTTCGCTATCGGCGGGGCGCTCTTTTTTTGCGCTCTTTTCCCGCTCCTGCTCGAACAGGTCGCGGACAAGCTCGATGTCGGCCCTTCGTTTTTCTGTGCCTTCTTCTGTGGGACTTTCAAGCTGAAGAATATCTTCTGGGGCAACTTGAAGCATGACGCATATCCGAGCAGCTTCCTCAGGGGAGGGCATACTGCGCCCGCGCGCAAGCTCACTTACCCAACGGTCATGCTTGCCAAACCTTCTGGAAAAAGCGGCCTTACTAATGTCTGCATTGTCGCAGTATTCAGTAATTAAACGCACACAATTCTCATTCACAAAAACATTGCTTGGTTTTTTTGGCATGGTTTTTATCCTCTTGATCTATTCAGAATCTGCAAAATCCATATAGTCTGTAAGCAGCCATGTACAATCGTATATCGGCTCAATTCGATGCGTGTTCTGGTTAATCATACGAATTGTTGAAATCATAAAAGTCCGACCAACGACTGCAAAATTAAACTCAGAGAACTTGCCGTGCTTCCAACAATGAATAGTCGCTTTTGCAACCTCTCCGGTAATCGCATAATAGAGCTCGCCCGCATAATTTTCGCCGCCGTGATCTTTGGGAGAATCCGCGATAGTGTTGAAATAAGCGACAAGTGGATATTGAGCTTTTTTCCCGGACTTAGTTTCTGGGGTATATAAAATATAACTCTGCGGTAGCGATAAGGACGATGTGCCAGAGCGGTATTCAAAACAGATTGCATTGAAATCAATGAAGAAATCAACCGGTATTATTTGTTTAAGCATACCGTCCTCAAGATCTTTTACGGTCGCGAAAAAATGGTTGATTTCATCTATAGATGTACGCAGAACCGCTTTGTTGTTCCAGTTGTACCCTGTCCACGCTTTTGATTCTCCGATATAAAAGCAGTCACATATCTGGTACGGAAGCGCGGCATAATACAGCATCTTTTCTGCAACAATTTTTGCCATCTGAATTTGCTGGCGCTTGCCAAGATTCTCTTTGACAATTCTTCCGGTCAAAAGTACGGCAATCTTTTCGGCCTGCGGGCGCTGATCGCTAAAAGTCGATTGCTGCGGGCGCTTTCCTTTTTGCAAAAAGCCATCAAACAATCCCATAGATCAACCTCATATAAAAAATGACCAAGACGAAAGAGGATGTTTTGTGAAAAATGTAAAATCCACAAAAACAGTGGAAGATATATTGACAACCACAATAATGGTGGCTATAATATGCTTACAGAGCTTAATCAAGGCAATAAAAAACCAAGCCCTCATCCAGATCTTCGTTTTGCGGGCGTATGGACAATATTTTGTTGGCTGACACTTACATAATAACGGCTATACACGGTTTTGTCAAGTTAAAGCTCTTAATTTAAATAAGGAGGGTTGAACACTTGACATTAAAGGAGTTCCGGGCGCGCGCCGGGCTTCGGCAGGAAGATGTCGCAAAGAAAGTCGATGTCTCGATCATTGCCGTCTCGAACTGGGAACTCGGCAAAAACGGAATCGCCAGGAAGTACAAGAAAAAGCTCGCCCGTCTCTACGGCTGCACGCCGCAGGAGCTGGACGAGGCGATCGAGGAGAGCAGAAAGGAGAACGCATGAACTACATCAACAATCACGCGACAATGCGCTGTTGTTCATTTGACAGCAGCGACATCATTTGCGTCGAGCCACAGCCAGTCTTTGTTGACACAGTAAGCGGTGAGGTCTGTGATTTCAACACCGTCAAGACGGGACATTGCTACAACTACGAAACGCACTGGGCGCTTTCCAAGAGCTACGTGGTCATCGCTTACTACCCCACCGAAGCCACCGCACGAGCCGCGTATAACGACTTGATCGACAAGATCGCGGACACCAACAACGTGATCTCGGTTACGGAGGGATGACGGATGTGTAAGTCATCTACGATCACCCCGCAGGAAGCCGTTGACCGGCTTCGGGAGGCGGGGATGAAAATTGGCCCGAAGACGCTTCGGGAAGGTATCCTGCAGCGCGTATTCCCTTTTGGCGACGCTGTAGAAATGGAGGATCCGGTCTTCTGGATCTACCCCCGTAAGCTGGAAGCGTGGATCGAAGAAAACCTGAGTTAGGAGAAAACCGTATGAGAAACGCACTTGCGGTCGTAGAGACGACCGAGGAACGCAGACAGCGCATCAATGAGGAGCTGGAGCAGCAGCGGGCAATGGTACGGATGGTCAAGCGGCTGTGCCTGTGGACCGGCGGGGCGGCGGCTGCGCTGGCCGTGCTGGCCTGCGGGGCGGAGATGGTCAACGAGGCCGTCGTGACCGGCGCGATCGCGCTGGGGACAACGCTGTTCGGGCTGCTGTGATGGACATCAAGGAAAAGGCGCTGCTGATGACGCCTTGCGAGGTCTGCGAGATGCTGGAATTCAAGCGCAGCAAATGCGTAGAAAACTCCTATAGGCACTGCGGCACTTATGCCGAGATCGTCTGTTCACAGTGGGACGAGACCTGCAGGCTCATCCGGGAGCGCACGAAAAAGAAATGACCCCTGCCGCGTTGCCGCGCGACAGAGGCCGAAATGAAAGGACATTATGTCGGCTTCTATTATAAGCCAGAAAGGAACCTATGTCAAGTTTAACGGATTCCCGCGTCCGGCACGGCGCGAAAGCCTGTGTCGAGGCGGTTCGGGCCGACTACCCGAAGTTCAACAAATGCTTGCTTTCGCAGTGTGAAGCGCCGGAGAAATACGGCGTTCAGCTCGTGCCGGAGGCTGCGGCCTCCATCAAGGCGTTGGACGCGCCGAAGAACCGCGTTGAGCGGCGAAAGAAGACGAACCGGTATTATTTCCGGCTGACGGACGAACAGGCGAAGATCCTCGACCGGCTGCTGAAAAAGAACGGCTACGCCACTGTTCAGAGCTTTTGTGAGGAGCTGATCCGGAGGGAGGCATTATGCAATGGCATTACCGCTTGATAACCTCTACCTCGGCATTCAGGAGAAGGAACCGGCGGTCATCGGGACATGCGCGCACTGCCAGGAGGAAGTCCGCGAGGGCGAGGAGGCTTTCGTCTGCGATACGGTCCTTGTACACGCGGAATGCATGCTGGAATACGTCTCCGATACCTACAGCGTAGACGAGATCGCGAACGCGCTGCTGTTTGAGAGGGTACGCCATGAAGGATGAAGTTTATATCCCGTTTGAATGCCGGGTGTCGGTCTTCTTCCCGGCCGGGCATGTCGAATGCAATTTATGTCCGCTGCTGGAAACATACAGCCGCAGACAGTGCAGACGGACGGGGGAGTATCTGACGAGCGGGCAGCTCCGCGGGATGTACTGCCCGCTGGAGATCCCGGGAGAACTGATCACAGACACGGCCACGGGAGCCGTGATCGAAAATAAGGAGGATAAGGATGGATAACGCGAAAGGTTACAAGGCGTTTAAGCCCGGTATGATCTGCAAGGATAAGCAGTACGCCGAGAACACCGACTACGAAGAAGTGGGCGGAACGATCTGTGAGAAAGGCATGATGCACTACTGCGTCAATCCTTTTGATGTTCTGAACTTTTACAATCTTGTTGACGAGAGCGGGAAGTTTTCGGATTTTGCAGAGGTCAAGGCACTTGACCAGCCGATATCCGGCTCTGATGGAAAATTTGCGACGAAAAAGCTGCATATCGGCGCGAAGCTGAGTTTTGCTGGGTTTATCAAGGCCTGCATCGACTACACGAAGGAGCAGACAATCGTCAATATGCCGAAGAGTGATGTTACCACCGGCTACTCCGCCCAGATCGGCAGCTCGGGCTACTACGCCAAGATCGGCAGCTCGGGCAACTCCGCCCAGATCGGCAGCTCGGGCAACTACGCCCAGATCGGCAGCTCGGGCTACTACGCCAAGATC